ACTTCGATTGATGTCACCCATCCAAGCACTGTGCATGATGGACAAAGGGCACAGAACAAGAACACGCCTGACTTCATTGCGTTCCATTAAATAGTCCGCAGCCCACAGCGCTGACAATGTTTTGCCCGTGCCAGGATCGTTAAAACAAAATGCTCGGCGGTTCATTGTGAGGAAAGCAGACGTTTCTATTTGGTGAGCCATTGGCAAATACTTGCCCGGCCATGTGTATCTTCTTGTGATGGGGGACGGTACATTCTTAACGCCTAGGTTTCTAAGTACGCGGGACTCATCAAGCCCCCAGTAAACGGCAACTTCGTACACACCACCATTCTCAGAAAGAACTTTGTGTTTAGGAATGATTGCGTACTTACTGGGGTTTCGCGTTCGTAGAACAAGCGCTTTGTTTTCTACGATCTGCACTATGCGCTCCTCTGCATAGATGGGTACGCGCTCCAATACGCGTTGTCTAATACCACGTGCTTAACGCTACCGATTGTTACCAACATGGTGTCACGATCAATAACTCTGCCATCTCTACACCAAATAACTTTGGGTACGGCATGAGTCCCTTTTAAAAAATTAATGCCGTTAAGCGTGGCTCTGTACAAACCTGATCTGCGAGGGCCATGCTCTACAAGGCCGAACCATTCCAATCTAATGGCAAGTACCGCGGCATCTCCGGCTACTTGTCTTGGAGAACCTGTTGATATTTTTACCCAATCTTCTTGTTGTGCAATGTAATTCAACAAAGCAATTTTTGATCTACACATCCTATGCGGATTAAGTTTGCGAATCTTTTGTTCGCAGTGTGGACATATGTTCATTTACTTCTCCTCTTTTGGTTTTCTACACATTAATCGCGCTCTATCGGTGAGATAGTGCATCTCCAGTTCTCCTTCGGCACGTAGTCTTCGCCCTACTTTTTGAAAGAAGTCATCTTCTGCCACCTCTTGCGTGTCTACCCAGTCGTTTCCAAACCGGCATACCCACAGGTTAATCAACAAATCACTTGGGACTGTGGTCAGACTTTCTTGGGTAGGATCGGTTGTCATGCGCGCTGACGACCCTAAGATTAGATTTAGATGTAGTTCCGCCTTTAGAGAGTGGCTTTTTGTGATCGACATCTTTACCATCTCCTTTATGTACTTTACCTTCCTTCATCATCTCGGCGCGTGCTTGATTGCGTTCAGCACGTTTCTTTTTAACGGCGGGTGTACCGTCGTACTTCTCGTATTCTTTTTTATACGGTCTTGGTTTGTTAACGTAAGGCATCGTTGCTCCTAATGTTTTGGATGAAATTCACACGTTTTCACAGGGCACCAACCGCACAATGGCGTTTGATTGGGGTTCCACACGTCATGCTCAAAGGACGCCTCAAGGCGGGCGTATCTTTCACGATAGTCCCACCAATGTTTCTCCGCTTGGTCATGCGTCATGGACATTCTCACCATATCATTCTTAACCAAGAAAAGCAACGCGGAGTTGACCTTCCTGATATGGGGGAAGTGAGTGAACACCATGATCGACATGAGCACCAACTGATCTCTGTCAGGGTACTTGTTGTTACCCGTCTTGTAGTCAGCCACCCATGCGGTCAGGTTGTCATCGTTCACAATAAGTAAATCAGCAATGCCGCGCACCCACACGTCACTAGCTTTCCAAGTCGTAGGCTTTAAGTCAATGGTTAGCGCCATCTCATACTCAGCGAGCTTGCGCCCTTCCTTTTTGAGCAACGCGTCTACGGTTGATTGAAATTGGGAAAACTCAGGAGGTAGAGGAGTGCCGTCCCGCACATAAAGTTCTAAGGCTTCGTGTACGATGTTGCCGTATCTTGTGGCCTCAGTCTCAGTGAACGGGTAGTTCTTTAAGACCTTGACTTCTTGGTATCGGCGTTGGCATCCCTCGTAATCTTTGAGAGAGCTATGTGACCATGCGGGTTTTTTCATTTTAGAACCTTGCTGAATCTATTGCATCGGATAACTTGTTGGCAAACGAACGGACAAACACTTCGTTGTTATAAAGCTCATGCCCCATATCAAACAAAACTGCATGTGTTATCTCGTGCCAAAACGAGTCGCTAACCTCTTCTTTGGCTATGCGTTTGCCGTTATTGAACTGCGTTCTTATTGAAATTATTTTTAAACCAAAGTTGATTGCCCCCATTGCATCCTCTTCAAGCTCGCTATCGTTCACCAATACTTTGTATTTAGTGCTACCTACAGTTACTCTCTTTGGTATTCTCATTACTTCTCCTGTTTAATTTTTAGCTAACCCATAGCGCTTGTGAGCGCCAACCTCTGCGTCTAATGGTATGCCTTGCATATAGCTTGGCTCCATAGTCATTTGCGCCAAGACCCAAGTCTTAGCTTCTTCTACTTCAGCATCCGGCACGACTACGATTTGTTCGTCGTGCACTGTACCTGCTATGAAGTATCTTTTGGATACTCTGAGCATTCCATCCGTCATCACAATGCGCGCTAACGCTTGTGTGACATTGTTCGTAATCTTTCCCGCATAAAGCTTGGTAGCGTCTGACCCGTATACATACTGGTTCCTACCCTCATCGTCCTTCTCAATCCTCAAATTGGGATATAAAAGTTTCATGCCATTTGGTAATTCTATTTCTTCTTTGCGAAATGTCAAGCATTTATATTTATATTCTTGACCATTAAACAAAGATCTTTCTAGCAACGTGTTGCACAGACTCCAGAACGCTACAACGGGGTACGCTGTGGCGCGGTAAATGTCGATGATCTTCTTAGAGGCTACTGCGTGTATCAAGAGCTCCTTAGAGCTACAGGTGTGCGGGATCTCCTCCAAGCGTAGGGCATTCTCATCCCAATCCAAAAACTTGGTCATGTAATCTAAATCAACGCTCAACGTCTTGGCAAACGCTTTCTCGTACCGCACCGGCTTTGCTCCAAGGAATCCTGTCAGTAGTTGTGAAGCGAACGATGCCCAACCTAGTCCGTAACCGCAACCAAGGAGCGCACTCTTTGCTGACTGCCTAAGTTCGGGGTGTTCGTCTTTGCTGAGTCCGGGTACGTTAAACATCTGCGCACCAAACGCGGCATACGGGTCACCGCCCGCCCTAAAGATGTTAAGCATATCTTCGTAGTCACTAAGCCATGCAAGGACACGTGGTTCTATTTGAGATAGATCCCCAACAACCAACTGATGCCCATCGGGAGCCATGATTGCTTCGCGTAGGAATGAGGGGCGTTCCTTTGTCCCCCGCTTTAAGTTTTGCATGTTGATGGCTGAGCCTTTCGACGCTGACCAGCGCCCGCTTTTAGCGCCATAGTACGAGAGCGGAACCGGTAAACTACCTCGCTGACTAATATCCAAGAACCTCTGCGCCCTTGTGCGTTCGGTTGTTGATTTAACCCGTAGACGCGCTTGACATAGAAGGGTAACGTCTTCACGTTGACCGTTAAGGAGCGCCTGAAAAAGGGCGTCATTCTTAGCCAACGCAAGCGTTTCTTTCCCTGTGGTTTTACTCGTCTTAGTCGGGGGAACCACACCGAGTTTTCGTAGTTGTTCAGCAAACTTTGGATTCGACGCCAGTTCAACTTCTTCCACGCCGAGTCTTTGTAATAGTTCTTCACGAGATGTCCTCTCTTCTTCGATGGCATTGGATAGTTTAAGGGGGTCAAGCACTAGCGTTGGACGCGTGAACATCTTTAGCGTCATGTCAATCAGTCTAAGTTCTTTGGTGGGGTACCCCTGTACGAGTCTTTCAAAAATTCGTTCGCACAGATATACGTCGTGTTTGCAATAGTCTGCAAGTTCAAGTTCCACGTGTTCGTCCAACTCGGCCAGACCATCTGTGCTGTGTATGGCTTGCCCTTTGGGGGGAAGACCAAAATCTCCCGCAAGTTTGGCAAGACTATTGCCAACCTCCACGCCTCGTAAAGCTCTCGCCATTGATAGCGAGTCGAAGATAAAAGCGGGTCGACAGGAATATACCCATTCGAGTATGGCAATATCGAACTGTGCATTATGTGCAAGTACGGCGGTTCGTCCCCAGTCGATACTTGAAAAGAGTTCAGGTAGTTCTGATCCTCCATACCATTCAATTGAATCTGTGCTTCCATACTCATGTATACAAGCTCCGAACGCGGTAAACCTATCATCTCGTATGTACTCCTCTGTGGTCATCTTAGAGAGCGTGTAGTCTGTTTTAGACCAACGCGTCTCAAAGTCAATTGTTAATATTCTGTCGTAGGGTTTTGTCAATTAAAGTTCTCCTTGGGCGGGGCATCCACCACGTTAATAAAATCATAGTACCGCGAGGCTGAGTGCACAATGCCAGTAGCTTCCATGTCGTTGCAATTGAAATGTATCACTTGCGCCAATGGGCTATCGTCCTTGAGTATCAACACAGCGCTATGAGCTTCTTCTCCATAACACGATGCCAAGACATGTATCGTTGCTTTGAAGTGCACTTGCTCTTCTTCGGTCATTTGCGCAATGCGTCTTTCTAATTCTTTTTCGTCTAAGTTCATTCTAGTATCCTCCTTAGTTCATCTAGGTTTGTTTCATTGACCACCAAGGAGATCCCTCCAGTTTGTCTAATACGGTAAAGGTGATCTTCTTGTAGCGTTGTTGGTCTATTGGTTCCTGCTTTCGCTTCAATACCGATAAATTTTCCTTGATGGCATACAAGGAAGTCAGGCACTCCTGAATTTCCGTATCCAGTTCCGATGGGCATTGCATAATAAACTCCTTTCTCATTGAGTATGTTTCTGATATGTTTTTTAACTGTTGCTTCTGGTGTTGCCATTGTGTTCTCCAAAGTTAAAGGTGAGGGGATAAGTAGATTACACGCCCCTCGTCGTGCTAGGAGATAGGTGCAAAAGAGAATTTTTCAATTTAAGCTAAGGCCCTCTTGCACCCCCAAAATGTAGTCGCATCTACTAGGCTTATACGCGTTGGGACTAAATGATATCCTTAGCTCAAAATTCCTTGTGCGGGTTCGATGGTTACTCGTACCCTGACAATTTTATATTTGCTTGCGGGTTCCAACGCAACAACTTTCTCTGCATCTTTTTTTGTTTTAAATAGCAGATACGGCGTGTCATCAATGAATGGTTTAAGGTATAAGTTGTTCTTGCCAAGGATGGCAAAGCGTTCAGTCATTATTTTTTTCATGTGTTCTTATCCTTTAAAGCTTTCTCAATGCGTCTTGCGTAAACATCGATGGTTTCTGTTGGTAAACCCTTCAGGCATTCCTGTATCTCCTCATCAGTCAACCCTGCCCAAGGCTTTTTGTAGTCTTGAATGTCATCGTCATCTTCAATGCTTGCTTGCACTTGCCTCTTGCGCCATCCTGATTCTTTCTCGATGCGCTCGAACTCTTCGTCTTCAGGTGTTTTAATCATTGCCAACTCCAATCAAAAATATATCTACGGCTACCTCGTTGTGTACAGGGTTTGGATTGTCAATTTCACCTAGTTTGTGAGTGCTTAACCACAAAGCAAAGATATCAACTACCCATACGCCAAATTCATTTTGAACTAAAAATTTATTCATTTGTCTATCTCCCCTGTCATTGTCCATACAACAAACCACACAAAGATCCCTATGCTGCCGATGCCAAGCATTATCAGGAACCACGTCAATATGTTTAAAATAAAATCAATCATCTTCGTCCTCCCACCATAAGTCGTCTCTCCATACTAAAACAGGCGTGTCTTTACCTATGTACCCGCCTTCGATGTTGTACTCGATGAACTCGCGTGCCTCATCTGCATCCATGCCATCTCTCAGCATGAATATTTTTCTTATCTCCTCGGCATCGTAGACCAGTACAGATACTTGCGTACCATCTCGCCATATAGATGCGGGGCCAATAATTGCATCGTCGAGTCCATCGTATTTTTTCATTTTATCCCTCGAATATTACTTTGAGTTCTTGATAAAGTTTCTTGGCCTCAACTACATTGAGGGTACCTAGTATAGTGCTTGCCGTAGATTGTTGTATAGGCATAACCCTCTCCACACGTTCTACCTTTTTCTCCACGCGTTTGACTGGTAGCGCGGCAATGCCTGCGCTTGGTTTGTCTTTGGGTTTAAGTTTCTTTAGTGGCCTGTACTCAGGTATGGTTGTGTAGTATCTTGAGTTCTCGTCTCTACGCATAATGCCATTCGCTACCGATGCTGACATCATAGCTACCGCTGAATGAGGCTTAAGCCCAAGAGACCCAAAGTGTCGCCCCACTTCTTTGGCTTTGAGGCCAGGGTTGTCCCGCACGTATTCAAACGTTCTGCGTGCGATGTTGTTGGTTATTTTAAAAGTTTGTGGCATGTTACTGCGTGGATCCATTTGTTTCTCCTCGGGTTGTTTAAATTGTGTTTCTTCTTCGCGTGACCATTCATCCAAAGCTTTGGCCAAAGCACTCTTAATATCAGGCATGACCGTTCCTTTCCATAAAAGATATGATTAAAAATAATGCCAAGGCAAGCAAACACGCAAACACGTATAGCAACGTGTTGCGGAAAGTTGTGACATACCACGGATGAATCTCAAGCAGACCCGCTTGGATCTGCTCGGCTTGTTCATCCATCGGGGGAGGGGGCGGTACGTACCGCTCCCCTATCTTTACCTTACCTGTGTCGTAAGGCACGACCCGTTTATCGCGCATTGTCTTCTCCTTAAAAATCAAACTTACTGAGGATAGAGTCGACGTTCTTCTTGACATCTTGACGGATAGCCTCGTTCTTACGTAACTCGTCGGGAGTTACACCGGTGAGCAATTGCTCTAACTCTTTGCGTGCTTGCTCAAGCCCCACGTCATTGGTCACGTTCAAGGACTTGGCCATGTCGCACAGATCCAAGGCACCATCTACCAACGTGTCGTGGAATCTTCTCTGCTTGGCCTCGCCCGCAACGTAGTCAGTCGTGAGCCTATCGGACATGCGCTTGAGGTGATCGAGTAGGCGGGTCTTGATGTCATTCATCGCATTGTCGATGCGCTCCTGAGTCAAGGCTTGCAACCTATCGTTGAGTTCTTTCTGCGCTTGGTTGCCAACGTCTACACGAATGTCCCCTGATGTAGGTACAGGCATGTAGTTGACCCTGAACGAGAACTTGGTGAGTATCTCGTTGGCCGTTGGGTAGTCATCTCTCTTGAACATATCACCGAGAGCCATCGCCTGAGCCGTGATGAGCGTAGGATAAATAGCCACGAATGATTTGACCAAGGCGCTGATCTCCTCATCGAAGTCATTCATCCGCTCGGTGAACTGCATAAAGTTAACAGTAGGCAAGAGACGCAAGCCTGAGTCAGACCAAGGCAAGGTCTTGTCGTACACAAACTGACGAGCACGACCAACGGCTTGTTGAATGACATCGAGTTCTGTACGCCCTGCGAGCAAGTGCTTGTTGACACGAGCGGCATCCTTAGACCCCGCGTGCTTGCTTGCCACGACCTCAGTCGTGGTTGTCTTGTCGAGCTTGCGTGCTGTCCACACAGATGCGTTGAACTCAACGAGTAGTGTGCATGTATCGAGATTGAAACGTGGTGTAGTTGTAGTCATAGTGAATATCTCCTTAGATTACTTGGTTGTGAAAAAGATTTTGTGAGCAGTCAACATGCGACCGAACTCACTGATGGTTGCGAAAAGCCCCGCACGTTGGGACGAACTAACTGTATTGCAGAAGATCGATTGCATCTCTGCACGCATACGCCATACGTACTTGACGATTGCCTCAGCCTCGGTACGATTCGATGCACGAGATACGAACTGGAAGACTTGAATCAACTGAGCAGTAGGATTGTCAGACAGAGGGGCCTTGTCAGGGTCAGCGATCACACGTGAATACTCACAGATGTCTTGACCAAAGCGAACGAACGATGCCATCGCACGCGCAGTCACCTCGCCTATTGCACCAACCAAAGCTTCCTCAAGCGTATCGTCATCGACATTGCCGAGGCACGTATCAAGGATGTCACCCGCCGCGACCAAGGAGCGAGGCGTAGCATACGCGAGTTGCATGGACTTGGGATTGAAGATCATGCCGTTCTCTTTCGATAGCGTTTTGCCCTCATACTTACCGCCCTTCTCGTAGTCAATGAATGACTCCATAACACGAGGCTCGTTGGCAACGAACGCGATCACAGTAGGATTGACCCCCGCATCGGTTGCCCACTTGACCCACTCCTCTGACGTTGACTTGCGCATCTTAACGAACACAAGACGATTGCGCAGATGTGCTTGGATCGAATCGCCTAGACCCTCGATGGCAAGGTTCGTACCCATGAACACCACGCTACCCTCAACGAAGTGGTATGCACCAACGCGTCTCTCGTAGATGATTGGAGCGAGCACGTTCTTGATGAACTGTGGAGCCTTGGCAATCTCATCAAGCATCACGAGGATAGGCTTGCTACCATTGACACCTAGCTGATTGGTCTTCGATACGCCGAACCGCTCGTTGGGTAACTCGCGTGACACGCCGTTCTCACGATCAAGGTCAGGCATCCATACTGAACCATCGGACAACTGAGTGCAATCAACTGGGTCAACTGCAATGTGATTGGCAAACTGAGGCATACGCTTGATGGCATGGAAGAGGGCAGTCTTGCCGATGCCGTTCTCGCCCTCCACGAGGATGGTGCGCTTGTGACCCACGTTAGCGATGAGGGACTGAACTTGTGTGAATGATAAATATTGTGACATGTGAATATCTCCTGAGTTAATGAATTAAAGATTGATGTGTAACACTTTGCCATGCGTAGGAACGAACGAGTCGTTCTCTACGATACCCCACAAAGATGGCATGGGAGTAACTGGTGTATCGCAACCGAGGTAGCCGTCTGATAACCAAACGATTGCCTTGGCGTCGATCTTCTTGTCTCTGATGTAATCAACTACAACGTGCGGAGTAGTCCCGCCCCCGCCTTGAGGACGTAGCGCGGTACCGATCTGATCGTAGTCACCTTGCTTGAACACTTGCTCACCGCATACAGCAGTGTCCCACCATATGATGCGAACCTTCTCAGGCTTAGTGAGTGTGCAGATGCGAGCGATCTCTCCAAACAACGTGCTGTAGTAAGGATACATGGAGCCCGATGTGTCAGCCGCGATGATGATCTCACCAATGGACTCGGTGAAGTGGGACGGCATGATGAACCCGCTTGCGAGCAAGCGCTTGTTGGGAGGACAGAACCTTGACTGATCGTCACCTACTGAGATCGTAGCGATGAAGTCTTGCAATGCCGTACGCCAGTCGGTCATACGTTCCTTGGCATAACCGAAGATGTCACGACCGCCCGCCTCTTTGCCCGCCATCTTGCGTGCAAGCATCTCGCCTTGACGATTCGCATCGTCCACTTGCTTGTCGATCTTCTCGATCTCCTCGGGTGCGAACTCGCCGTCCTCGTGTGCATCGATGGGCTCGGGGTCATGTCCATCGTCACCGCCATCGCCCTCACCATCCTCGGGTTCCTTGCGACCTTGAGCAATCAGATCATTGAAGACTTGAGGGAACGACCAACCGAAGTACTTGCGGTCAATGAGTAAGGTAGATGTAGGACGCTCAATGAACTGGAAGTTAGGATCCATCTCCTCGATGAGCGCATTGACCACATAGTCGTGAGCCACGTTGGTAAGCTTGGGATACTTACTCGATGTTGCCTTGTGTAGTGTGCAATGCTTGAGAGCTACGTGAAAGTTCTCGTGAAGAACGAGATAGCGCAACTGCTTGCGGTTGAGAGGCGTGATGAAATCCACGCCATACTTCTTGTCGCGTCCATTGGTTGATGCGGTTCTGGTCTTCTCGCTAACCTCGGACTTGCCCATGCAGATCACACCACTGAGTAGTGCAAACTTGGGGTGCCTCATGCAGTCAATGTTAACTGCTTGTATACGCTGATTAAGCGTCATCTTTTCAAACGTCATATTAAACTCCTCTTTGTGTTAAGTTTTTTTCTTTCATTATAACAGGGTTGTCAAAGCATTGACAACCCCCTCGTTTACCCTAGGCGGATAGCCGTCCTAGGATAATCTCTTACAGCAACGAATTGTGGAATCTCTATCTTCGTTGACTTAGCCCCGAGTTGTAGCGCCTCGGCGATCTTATTGTGAAACGACTTGCGGAACTCCTCGGGCGTGATCTTCTTCTCAAGCTGAGCGTACGTGCTTGATTGTTGTTGGTTGGTGTACCACCTACGTGTTACTGTGAAGTTCTGTTGCTTTACACCGCGCTTGCTTGCCAATACATCGAAGACGGCTTGACCGAACTGGAAGAACTGCTCGATCTCTTCTTGCGATGGCTCTGCCATGAGCATCCTCTGCATCAAAGATCTGTCTGAGTGTCCGATGGGATCACCGCCGAACGCTCTACCCTTAGAGTAGTCTATCGTCACATTGTTCTCGTACTCAGGCAAGCGCATCATTGCCATCAACACAAACGTATCGAAGTGCTTGAGCGTATTGGCTTTGTGTTGCCTGTCATCCTTGCTTGCGCGATGCACATAGTGTGGCGTATGCCTTGACCTACTGATGTCGATCTTGTCGTCCACAACGTATACCTCCAAGCTGAACGGCTTATCCTCACTGATGTCTTGGCATGGCTTGTGATATATGGGCATGATGGTGTGATCGTCGTCGCTACCTACGGGTGTCGCATAGTTGACTTCGCGTTTGTTCAGCACGTTGGACATGAACTGCTGACTCGTTTGCGTTTGATCCCCCATATAAAGACGGCGCTCGGCACCGCTAGCCTCGGGTGCATAGAACCTAGCCATCACTGTGCTGTAGAGTACGATGTCATAGTACTTCTCGTCAATCTGTTTCTCTATGCGATAGTGATGCAGTCTAGCGCCTCCCTTGTCTGCCCTTAGTGGGCGTTGATGCGCTAGCCACTTGCTACCTCTGCGTGCGGGTTGACTCTCGAAGTAGCTCTTGGCTCGTGCGAAAGAACCGATTGATTGCAGTTGATTGGATGATGTTGAATATCCCATTTGATTTCTCCTTGTTTAGTTACCGAAATGTGTTTCAATGTTGTGTACTACTCGAATGTAGTCTGCTAATTCATGGTCATCGCTACCCTCCTCTTCTGTTGCGCCGTCTTCACCTATCTGCACAATGAGCCACTCAGCGTTGAATGTCTCAATGGCGTACTCACACAAAGCGTAGTGCGTTTTAACATCGGGGAAGTCTGAATACCATTTGACGTCTATGAATTGGAATGTCATTATGGGTTCGTGTCTGTAGTCGTGGTTCCAGTTGTTAGCTTCGTCTTGGTTGCTGAAGCACATCGTGTACATGTCATCGTTGCGTGCTCGCACCATGAGTACAAACTTCTCTCTGTCTTCGTGTGTCTTGAATTTGATGATGCCTGTTACATCTGATCTATATCCCATTTGATTTCTCCTTGGTTAATTAAATGAGTGCTGACAACGTGTCAGCACTCGACTCTCTACTTACTCTACTGACACTTTGAATTGCATTGACGCCATTGCTGAGCGCACGTGATCGCTTAGATCATAGTCAGCGAGCGCCGCGTTGATGGCATCGCTGAAATCATGGTCATTGACCGCATCGTTGACCGCCTCGTACACTTGATCGCTGAAGTCATGGTCACTGACCACGCTCTCGATGTCATCGTCATCTTTGTGCTCTTCGTTAGCGCAGTGTTCATCGATTGCCTCAAGCATGGATTCTTTGGTGAGTTCCAAAATACGTTTCTCAAAGCTTTCATCGATCTCTTTCATGGTTGCGCTTGATGCCAACACCTCGCCCACTTTCTTATCGACTTGTTGGTCGATGTAATTGCTGAGCACCTTGGTGAGTGCGTTGATGAAGTCTAAATTGATTGCGTCGTTCATTTGATAATCTCCTAAAGTTAAAAATAAAAAGCCATGAGAGAGAACATGACCGTTCTCTCTCCTCTCCCCTCAAGGGCGCCATACCAAAAGGTCTAGCGCCAACACTATCAGCGCAGTCAATACGACTACCCGATAAATGATTTCTGTCTTACTCAATTTCATCTTCGATCTCCTCGGGCTCATAGCCCTCTCTTGGTGTCGCATACATGGTGATGTGGGCGTTGCCGTCTTTGTACGTCACCTCCCAATCGGTGTGTCCGTACTCTAGCTTGCAGTACTCGTCTAGTAAATTGCTATTCATTTTCTTTCTCCTCAATTGGTTCATCAATGTCTGCTTGGGTGTAGTGACCCAAAACTACAGGGTTGTATTTTGAAAGCACCTCATCGATGCACTTGTCACAGACCCGAGCTAATGGGATGCCCTGTCCATCATGCACCCACCATGATTCTTCTCTTGTGTGATTGCATTTCATTTCTTACCTCCTGTGTGTTGTAAATACTTTTTTCCCAATTCAATTTGCATGGCGTAAACAAACTCGTCTCCGTACAATTCTTGAAGTGCCATACCCACAGACCAACGCACATCTTCTACGCTCTCCATGTGGTTGACTGCCTCCTCTGTTAGTTTCTTGATGTCGATTTCTACTGTTCTTGGTGTCCACTGTGAGTGGGTCGTTGTGTCCCAGTAGCGTTTGCCGTTGGGTGCGGTGAATGTCAGACTCTCGTCTGTGTCAACTGGCGCATGGTCGGCAACCAAAGTGCCGTCTCTCGCTTCGATAACCCAGCGCCCATTGATCTCGCCTTCGGACTTGATGTCCCGCCAATAAATGGCTGACTTGGTTTTGCTCATTTGCTTTCTCCCATTTCAACTAAGTCATACACTTCCATCTCACCACTTACGCTATCCCCCATAGGATTCGCTCGGTCATACATAAGTAACTCGGCTTCTTCTTTCGTGTCAGCCAGTACTGTTAGTTTTTCCTGATATGTAGTTACTACTACGCCTTTCCATGCTTTCATTTTGTTTCTCCTAATTGTTTAATTGATTCCTCAAGGTCATGTGTAATCATGTGTTCGTAATCAATATGCACCCCAACACTAGAATCCCCCTGATGCACATAGTCTTGCAAAAACAAAATCACATCCTCGATACCTACCCAATTCAAAATATCCCAAACCGTTTGTTCGTATCCCTTTACGTCAACGGTTAAATGTTCAGCAAATGCTTTGCGTATGCTTTTAGGTGATGGTCTTTTAATCATTTTGTTTCTCCTTTAAAGAACTGATAAATACTTTTTCAACACCACAAAATCTTCTTTGGGTATCTCGTTACTGCCGTGGTCAAAGATCAAAGAGCAGTCAGACCAATACCCACTCTCTTGCTCATCCCAATCACTTTTGTCACTACCGCGCCATTCCATAGCCACCTTTTCGGTGTACTTGTCAGGGTCGCTCCTTGTCTTAAACAAATACTTGGTGTCGTACTCCATGTCACCATTGCGCTCATGTATTTCTCCGATGTAATATTTCATTCTTCATTCTCCTATCTACGTTTACAAAAACCCTTGACAAGCAAGGGGGCTATCCAGTGCTGACAACGTGTCAGCACTCAGATTCTTATTTGCCTCGGAACAAGACCAAGGCGGGTTGTTTCAATCTCATGCGTTCATCCAAGGGTATGGCTCGCCATCCCTCACGCACATCTGAGGTTAGCTCAGGGTCTAGTAGTTCATCGAACCTTGAGGTAGTCACTCGGCGTGGGTTCTTCTCGTATTCCAATTCGATCTTGGCTTTCTGTTGCCGTAAGGTCTGCGCGTACCACTCAAAGAAAACGACTTGCTCTTCGTGCTTTCCAACCCTTGCGTATCTACATTGGCGTTCGACTGATTCGATCTCGTCTTGCATGGGTTTGAGTAACTCGTAAAGTTCGGCGCCCCATTCTTTCAACCATCGTTTGCGTGTGCTCATCGCCCGCTTGACGGGTGTTTCTGCGTTTCTTTTTTCTAGGATGAGTCGCTTGTCCAGTTCGCTGATGTCACCACTCGTCACTTTGTTTTGCAGTTCTTTAGCGCTGAGTTCGGTCAGCTTGCGTTTGCGTGGTTGGCATGGCTTGCACATCGAGGACTCGATGGTCACCAAGAAATCTCCTTTGTATCCTTTCGCTAGTGCTTGAGCACGTGATAGCTGTCGTTTGAAATCAGCGAGGGGTTTGTCCTCGCCACACTTTTTGCATCGTTTTTGTGTCATTTTTGCCTCCGCATACCCACTTGAATCGGTCAAATACCCACCATTATCGAGCGCTTGCCGTGCTCGTGGTCATGCCAGTATACCGCATGAATGCTACGTTTACTACGGGGTTGTCCTGATATGAATGCCAATTTCCAAATAGCCTCAATTATTTAGACAAACAAAGAAAAGGACACCCAGTTGCATGTGTATATATATATATAAATCTTTTTTCTTTAATTATATATATAGTGTTGTGGGCTGGGTATTGGGTCATCGCTAGGATCCATGCGGGTTGTAGATGACCCACGCGTAGGTCAATGTTTCGATACACGTGGGTCTGTGTTTTTTAGCAACACTTTTGTACTTCTCCACAACGTGTTGTGGAGAAGTGAGTGCTGACAGATTGTCAGCAGTCATTTGAAGAGGCGAAGCTGACGGCACTCGCCTTTGATTGAGCGCCATTCGTCCATGCTTGCCTTGGTCTCGGCTTGCAGTTGTTTCTTGTGCTTGGCGTAGGCGTCATCGCTTCTCTTGTAGAGTTCGTCAGCGTAGCGTAGGTCACGCTTGAGTTGTTGCCATTGGGCTTTGATATTCTTGGGCATGGTTATTCTCCTGTGTAGATAAAGAAAAGGCGGGTGATCTGCATACCTAAGATGAAGGCTGAACCTATGGGTATAAATACCCAAAGCAAGCCTGATGTTTCCCATAGGAAACCACCAAAGAAAATGATGGACTGAGTGAGAGCGACTGCGAGGAAGATCTCGCTAAGAATTACTTTAGCTGACATGGTTATTCTCCTGAATAGATTAGGTTGAGTTCGTCAATTTCCGCATCGGTGAGATCGTCATGGAGCGGTTCGATTACATCCCACAAGGGCTGTGGTTCAGCGCACAGCATGAGGATGAGTAGGATTGCAGGGTAGCTACTGTTCAACAGGTAAGCATGGTTCATTTAGATTCTCCTTAGTTAAGGTGCAACAGCGCACCCCAATGCTCTTGCGAGCATTAGGCTAGGTTGTCTTAATAGCGTTTGCCCTTTAGGGCTTCTTCGTACTTAGCGCAAGCAACCTCAAAAGAGAACCGCTCTTGTACTTGTTTCCAAGATGGGCGGTTTCTATTGAGTTGCCGTTCAATGACCTTGGCGTGGGCTTTGTCCACTCTGGGAAAGCCAAGCCAGTCATTAAGCGCATCGCTCTCAGATTGCTCTTGAGCGTATTGGGCTTGGTAGTGTGCGTATTCATTCATGGTTTATATCTCCTAGGTTTGACATGAAAAGAAACAACGTGCGAGATCACCCCGCACGCCTGACTGAAAAAACGCATCAGATAGATGACTTGAAACGGCGCTTCTCAGCACCAGTTAACTTGGCGTAAGCCTTGATGAGCTTAGCTACCTCGTCTGTCTTCTTGGCAACGGCTTGCTGACTGCTGACAGGTTTGTCAGCACTGGGAAAGCACAAGGCAAGCACCCGATACATCGCACGCTCAGCATCTGAGTTTCTTGGCAACACGTTGCCCTGACGTCCCTCTGTGATCTTTGCACCATACCTGATCGATGCGTAGCTCATTGCGTGTGGCTTAGCCTCAGCCTTGGTAGCGATACCAAGTGTGAGTAACCTATCCATGTAAGACAGAGAATCGTTTTCAGCATCAGCGAAGACTTGTTGAACAGGTGTGAAGTTAAATTTAGGCATTTGAATATCTCCAATAAAAAAACCTCGTTGACGTACGAGGCGTTGACGACCGATTGAGTTCCCCCAACCGATGCCTCTATTATAGCACAGCACGTTTAGCAATACCCTTGACAGCACCGAATTGCTGTGGGCGTTGACCCACCGTACCCCCACCACCGACTTTACGACCGCCACCCTCCGTTGACCATGAACACTGTTCCACAACCATTCTCAATAACTTTGTAATACTTTAGTTACCTTATGTCCCCTTCTGTCGGGTAGTTGGCAACGCTAGGCGCTTTTGACAAACACAATACCCCCACAAATTTTATAAAAATTCTAAAAAACCTTCTGTCAAACTTTAGACACAACCCCATAAAAAAAGCCCCACGCACAGGTGGGGCGAATGGTTTCTTTGCAAAACCAAGAGGAGAAGTAAGGCAACTGCTTGCACTAGACTTCAAATGTAGTGTACATTAACGCTATCGAGGTTGCAAGGGCCTACGCAAAAATGTTAGATCACTTGGTGCATTATGAACCCGAGGTCACCTCTCGGGATGGCTTCTTAAAATTGGACGACGCTTCGCCCAATGAAATCGTGTCGGCGCAATACGCCACAACAAAGTGGTTAGAAGAACTTGGCGTAGAGTCTGATGAAGATCTGGTCAAGGAAAAAGAAACCAATGCCGCCCGTAAAGCTTTTGGGTCGTTAACCATTACAACAGACACCCTAGAACAAAAAGCATCTCTTGCCGAACTTAAAACCCCAGAAGCTGTAAGGCACCTGACAGGAATGTTGAGCGCTTATGACTGGGCGTTTATTGATATGGCGCGGGAGCTTCGTGGGTACACAGTGGCCAAAATCGTTGAGGAGACTCAATCTCCCAACGCCAACATACGACTTAAAGCGCTGGGACTGCTGGGTAAGGTAACCGAAGTTGGGCTCTTCACTGAGAAGATTGAGGTCAAGAAAGCGGAAATGACTGACGATGAGTTGGACAACCGCATCAAAGACAAGCTCAATCGCTTGATGGATGTAGTGGACGTACTGGCCAACAAAGATGAAATAACAGACTTGGAACCGCATGGACTTGAGCAAGATCACGAGCCTGACGCCACTTGAGTCCAAGCTCATTACCCAAAACCTCCCACGCATGTCAAAGGAGGAGAAGCTGGAATTGCTCCAAGACATTGACGCCCAAGAGAAACGTGCCAGCCTCATTGCATCTCAGAACAGCATTCTAGGGTTTGCCAACGCCGTATACCCCGGCTTTAAAACGGGGCCACATCACAGGAAATTAGCCAAAATATTTGAAGATGTCATCAGCGGAACAAAAAAACGCGTAATCATAAATATTGCACCGCGTCATGGAAAATCTGAGTTTTCATCTTATTTGTTTCCTGCTTATTTTTTAGGCAAGTTTCCTGAGAAGAAGATCATCATGGGAACCCACACCGCTGGACTCTCAGAAGATTTTGGACGCAGAGTGCGTAATTTAATTGATTCGGAGGAATACCGTGATATTTTTCCTAACACACTCATTGCGGAGGATCAGAAGGCGGCTGGTAAATGGTCTACTGCGGCTGGTGGACAATACTACGCAGCCGGTGTTGGCGGCGCTTTGGCTGGCCGTGGCGCTGATTTGTTTGTTATTGACGACCCTCATTCTGAGCAAGATGTAAAAACCAACAGTCGTTTGGCTTTTGACTCGGCATGGTCATGGTTTCAAACGGGCCCGTTGCAGCGTTTGATGCCGGGTGGGGCAATTATTGTGATTATGACGCGCTGGTCGCTCCTAGATCTGACGGGCAAACTGCTTGATTACCAAACCAAAAACCCTGAAGCGGAAACTTGGGATATTGTAGAGTTGCCTGCAATACTGCCTTCGGGTAAATCCCTATGGCCAGAGCAGTGGCCGATTGAAGCCCTTGAGAAAACAAAAGCATCTTTGGATCCAAAGTACTGGAACGCCCAGTACATGCAGCAACCCACATCAGACAACAGCGCTATTATTTCCAGAAAGCATTGGCGCATCTGGACAGCAGACGAGCCACCCAAGTGTGAGTACGTCATACAGTCTTGGGATACGGCGTTTGAGACCAAGAACAACTCTGACTACAGTGCGTGCACAACGTGGGGAGTTTTTTACAACGAAGAAGAAAACGACAGCCCACAGGTCATACTCCTTGACGCGTTCAAGGATAGAATGGCATTTCCTGAATTGAAACAAGTGGCGTTGAAACATTACAAGGAGTGGGAACCCGATGCGTTCATTGTTGAAAAGAAGGCGGCAGGAGCGCCGCTTATCCAAGAGCTACGCAGTATGGGAATCCCTGTTCAAGAGTTCAGCCCTAGCCGAGGTAATGACAAGATGGTGCGCCTCAACGCCGTGGCAGATCTATTCAGCTCAGGAAAAATCTGGGCACCAGACACACGCTGGGCCAGAGAAGTGATAGAAGAAGTTGCGTCTTTCCCTGTAGGAGAGCACGACGACTATGTAGATACAACATCGCAAGCATTACTTCGCTATAGGCAAGGTGGCTTTATTTCGTTAGACTCAGACGAAAAGGACGAGCCGTCTATTTTCCGTAGTCGTCACGCTGCATACTATTAAGGACAATCATGGCTGATTATGATTCGTTGTTTAAGTTACCTACAGGAACAGATGATATAGCGTCCGTATTTAAAACGGGTCGTGGTTCTACTTACGCACACCACACAGATAGCACAACAACACGCAACAGAAGTGGTGCAAATCACAAAGATACTTCTACAGGCGTTCAACCGCGTTCTGTAAAAACGGTGTTCATGGATCCAAAAGATGTTAACAATATAGCTGGCTTATATCAAAATGCAGAAATGGGTACAAAATTTGTCCCCGTTTTAGAAAACGGAAAGCCCACAGGCAAGGTGGCTTTACAGTTAATGGAGGACTACGGCCCTAAAAAAGCCGGAACAACAATGGTGCAAGCGCCCTATGCAGTACAACCAAAAGTTGGTTTACATCCCGTAGAAATTTATGGAAGCGAAAGCCCCGTAGGTTCATCAGGTAAAAATATACATTGGGGTAATGCTATTACTGAAGTACATCCTAGACCAGAAAGACTAAAAGGTTTAGGTGGTAAAGCGGGCGTAGCAGCCGCTTTACTTGGCGGTGCGGGCGCAGCAAGCGCAGGAGAATACAGAAAAGCCGCTAGAGATATTGGTGAGAGTTTTTTACCTTTGGGTTTAACTCCGGGGACGTTGGGCGGCAATGAAATGGAATTGTTAGAAGCTACAAGAGGCAAAGGCCCTACAATAACATTGCCAGACAACTACCGTCAAGGCGGTCGCACTAAATTAATTTAAGGACAATCATGGCAACAAGTAATTTTGACAAATCCCTGTATCAAGCACCGCAAGGCATAGACGCTTTGGCTGAGGAAGAAGAACCTTTAGAGATTGAGATCGTTGATCCTGAAGAAGTCAGCATCAAAGCGGGGGACATGGAGATCAAGCTCAAACCCGGTGAAGACGATGAAGAAGGCTTTGGCGATAACTTGGCCGAGTACATGGACGAAGGCGCTTTGTCTTCTTTGGCAGGAGATTTGGACTCTGACATTGACCAAGACCGTGGTTCGCGTAAAGAGTGGGAGAAAGCCTACACAGAAGGACTAAAGCTTCTTGGGTTACAGATTGAGAACCGGACAGAACCTTGGGACGGCGCGTGTGGCGTGTTCCACCCTATGATTACTGAGGCCGTTGTGCGCTTCCAAGCCGAGACCATTACAGAAACATTCCCTGCACAGGGGCCAGTACGTACCAAACTATTGGGTAAAGAGACGCCAGAGTTAAAAGAAAAAGCCACCAATGTCGAGAACGACATGAATTATGAGCTGACGGAGACCATGAAAGAGTTCCGTCCCGAACATGAAAGGATGCTGTGGAGTCTCCCAGCCACGGGTTCTGCGTTTAAGAAAGTCTACTACGATCCCGGTCTTGGCCGTCAGGTCAGTGTGTTTGTGCCTGCGGAGGACATGCTGCTTCCATATGGCGCAACAGACATGGACACTTGTTACCGTGTAACGCATGTGATGAGGAAAACCAAGAACGAAATTCTTAAACTACAGCAAGCAGGGTTCTATCTTGACGTAGAGTTAGCAGAACCTACAAAAGAAAGAAACGACATCAAGCAAGCCAAGGACAAAGAGACAGGCTTTAGCGACTTAAACGATGACCGCTACACTTTGTATGAGTGCCACGTTGACTTGGACTTGGAAGGCTACAAAGACGAAGATGAAGATGGCGAAGAGACCGGCATTGGTTTACCATACGTCGTAACCCTAATCAAAGGAAGCAATGAAGTCTTATCTATTAGGCGGAACTGGGAAGAGGGAGATGAGCTCAAACTCAAACGACAACACTTTGTCCACTACCAATACATCCCCGGCTTTGGAGCCTATGGCTTTGGACTCTTTCACCTCATTGGAGGATTTGCCAAATCCGCTACAAGCATTATGCGTCAACTTGTTGATGCAGGCACCCTCTCCAATCTCCCCGGCGGTCTTAAGTCCCGAGGACTTCGCATCAAGGGTGATGACACGCCGATTGCCCCGGGTGAGTTCAGGGACGTAGACGTTGCATCTGGCAACATCAGAGACTCAATCTTACCGCTGCCTTACAAAGAACCTAGCAACGTACTGTTCAATTTGATGAACCAGATTGTTGAAGAAGGCAGAAGATTTGCGGCAACAGCAGACATGAACATCAGTGACATGTCTAGCCAAGCACCTGTAGGTACAACGCTTGCCCTCCTTGAGCGCCAGTTGAAAGTATTGACCGCAGTCCAAGCGCGTGTGCACTTTGCTTTAAAGCAAGAGTTAAAGCTCATCAAAAACCTCATACGGGATTACACGGATACTTCCTACACGTATGAGCCTGAGTATGGTTCAAAGAAAGCCAAGAAGGAAGATTACGACTTGGTGGACGTCATTCCCGTAAGTGACCCAAATGCCGCAACGATGAGTCAACGCGTGGTGCAGTATCAGGCCGTGATCCAGATGGCGCAGATGGCGCCTCAAATTTATGACTTGCCACAGTTGCACAGGTCAATGTTGGATGTGTTGGGCATTAAGAATGCTGAGAAGCTTGTGCCCCTGCCAGATGACCAGAAACCAACAGACCCCGTGTCTGAGAATATGCAGGCTCTTAAAGGTAAACCCCTAAAAGCGTTTATGTATCAGGATCACCAAGCGCATATCAGCGTACACATGTCCTTGATGCAGAACCCCGCCATCATGCAAGTGATTGGACAAAACCCAATGGCGCAACAAATGATGGCTGCTGTACAAGCGCATATGGCTGAACATGCTGGATATATGTACAGGCAAAAAGTGGAGCAACAGTTGGGTATGCCTATGCCTCCCGAAGACGAGAAGCTTTCACCACAGTTGGAGTTGGCTCTGTCTTCCATGATGGCGCAAGCGGCCAATCAAGTGTTGCAACAAGATCAGGCACAAGCGGCACAACAGCAAGCCCAGCAACAGATGCAGGATCCTTTGGTGCAGATGCAACAACAAGACTTGGCTATTCGTCAGAAAGAAGTTGAACTCAAAGGTATCAAGATTACTGGAGATTTGGCAAGAGACGCAGACAAGCAAAAGCTTGAAGAACAGAAAGTTCAAGGTCAGTTGGAGTTGGATGCCTTACGTGTTGGCGCGCAAATCAAAGAAAGCCAAGCCAAAGCTCAATCTGAACAAGAACGAATGGGCGTCCAAATGGGCGCTGACATTGCCAAGAATAAAGCACAGATGGAGTTACAAGCAAGAACCACTGCGCTTCAACATGCCGCAAACACGCGGCAACCAAAGGAGAAAGTACCTAAATGATCCAAGACTTCGCACGCGTATTGCGCGAACAAATACGCACCGACATGAACAACTATTGCGATGATATCGCTGGGGGTCAATGTCGCACTTTCGATGAATATCAAAAACTCTGTGGTGTTATTTCGGGTCTAGCCATTGCAGAGCGTTATTTAATTGACCTGCTTGAGAAAGTTGAAAAAGCCAATGAGTGATCTTATTCTTCCACCGGGCGTAAGCCTGCCTGAACAAATTTTTCCTATGGATATGCCTGATGAAGACATACCTATAGAAGATAGAGCAACGGCTTTGCCCGTTCCAACAGGGTACAAAATACTCTGCGTCGTGCCTGACATATCTAACAAATTAGATGGCACGGAGTTAGATTTAATGCGTCCTATGGACTACGCCAAACAAGAACAGATGGGTACAACCACGCTGTTTGTCATGGCGCTAGGAGAAGACGCCTATAAAGACACAGCTAAATTTCCTAGTGGGCCTTGGTGCAAACAAGGGGATTTCGTGGTGGTACGTACCTACACAGGTACGCGATTGAAGATATTTGGCAAGGAATTCAGAGTAATCAATGATGACCAAGTTGAATGTGTTGTGCAAGACCCTCGTGGGATTACCCGCGCTTAAAGGAAAATCATGGAAGATAAATTCAAGTTTCCCGATGAAATCGAAGACAAAAAGATTGACATCGAAATTGAAGGTGAAGACGTTGATATTGAAATTGTTGACGATACCCCTGAACGTGATCGTGGCCGCCAGCCCTTGAACAGGGAAGTTGAAGACCCAAGCGATGACGAACTTGACAGTTATTCAGACGGTGTTAAAAAACGTATCAAAGAGTTGACACACGCTAGACATGATGAACGCCGTAGAGCAGACTCGGTAGAACGTGAGCGACAAGAACTTGAGCGTCTTGCACAACAACTGATAGACGAGAATAAAAGTCTTAAAAAGAGCGTTAATGTAGGGCAAGAAGCATTTGTTAGTTCCGCTAAGGAAAAAGCAGAAGCAGACCTTACGTTGGCTCGCAAACAATACAAAGAAGCTCAAGAAGCATTTGACACAGACGCCATCATTGCAGCTCAAGAAGCCTTGACTGATGCTAAAATGCAACTAGAAACTGTAAAAAATTATCGTGTTCCCCCTTTACAAGAGGAAAGGAATGAGGTACAAACGCAGTATACCCAACCTCAAAAGGTTCAACCAGACGAAAAGTCACTGCGCTGGCAGGCAAAAAACCAGTGGTTTGGTGCATCGGGGTTTGAGGAAGTTACCAGTTACGCACTAGGACTGCATCAAAAACTAGTCAACGGAGGTGTAGACCCCCGCAATGATGAGTATTTCGAGCAAATTGATGCTCGCATAAAGTCGAAGTTCCCTGAAGTATTCGGTGGTTCTGAAGACAAAAAATCTGTTGAAGTCAATAGACGGCCCTCAACTGTTGTTGCGCCTGCTGGTCGTTCTACGTCCGCAGGAAAGGTCAAACTAACTACCACGCAAGTTGCGTTGGCAAAAAAGTTTGGATTAACCCCGCAGCAATACGCTGCACAAGTAGCTAAATTGGAGGCTCAAAATGGCTGATAACAGATCAAATCGTGACACAACTTCACGCGACAAAAACGCTCGGTATGTATATACACCATCGAGCACACTGCCCGATCCGACACCGGAACCCGGATATGTCTATCGCTGGATAGCGACGCATATTATGGGACAAGCCGATCCAACCAACGTGTCTCGTAAGATGCGCGATGGCTGGGTGCCAGTGAAGGCAGTAGACCATCCAGAGCTTATGCTTGAGGCGAATGAAAAGACAGGCAACGTCGAGATTGGTGGGTTGATGCTATGCAAACAACCTTCTGAACAAGCCAAAGCCCGTGACGAGTATTTCAACAAACAAGCGCAAAATCAGATGGACTCAGTTGACAATCACTTTATGCGAAACAATGATCCAAGGATGCCGCTGTTCTCTGACCGCAAGTCAACAGTCAGTCGCGGATCTGGGTTTGGTTCTGGTTCTAAATAACTTAAGGAGTCCTTAAATGGCTTATCCAAGCGTCTCAGCCCCCTACGGGCTAAAACCACTGAAAGAGTATGGTGGTTTAGCATATGTTGGTTCCACCAGTATGTACACTATTGCTACTGGTTACGGTACCAATTTGTACTATGGCGATATTGTTCAGTTGACCGCAAATGGTTCAATTGTTACATGTAGCTATTCTGCCGCATCAAGTCCCACTGCCGCAATTGCAGGTACGATAGGTGTTTTTCTTGGTTGCCAATATACAAACTCAATGGGTCAAATCATTCAGAGTCAATACTGGCCTGCAAGTACCGTATCAAACAATGCTGTTGCTTACGTAATTGATGATCCTCGCGTTGTGTTTAAAGCTGTTGTTGCTGGTCAAGCTACTTCTCTGGCTAATACACTCAACGTAACTGTCGGTTATGTGAACCCAGCTTTTGTTGGTAGTAATATGTACCCATTGACAGCCAACCTTGGTTCTACAACTACTGGTGATTCATACCTTGCCTTAACAGGTGGTGTTGTTTCTAACGGTACAGGTAACACGCGTGTTACAGCCGCAGCACCTTTCCGTGTTATTGGTGTTGTTTCTGAAAGCGCCGTTGTTGTTTCTGCTACTGCTTCTACTTCAGGTTCTTCAGCAACCTTGACTTTAGGTGCAGCAAACAGCGCAATTTTGGCTGGTATGCAAGTAATTGCTACAGGTACTGGATGTGCTCAAGGTAACTATATTACGGTCACTAACGTCAATTCAACAACATTGACTTTAAACTCCGCAGTTACTATTGCCTCACAATCAGTGAGTTTTGTTGGCTTCCCTGAAGTATTAGTGACATGGAACGGAAACTTCCATAGCATGAACAATACTACTGGTGTATAAGGAGTAATATAAAATGGCTATTTCCCGCGCACAACTATTAAAAGAGTTACTCCCAGGCTTGAACGCATTGTTCGGTTTAGAGTATGCACGTTACGGCGAAGAGCATAAAGAGTTTTACGAAACAGAGAAATCTGAGCGTAGCTTTGAAGAAGAGACCAAGCTTGCTGGTTTCTCCGCTGCTCCTGTTAAAAATGAAGGTTCTTCCATTGCTTATGACAATGCGCAAGAAGCTTTCACGGCTCGCTATAACCACGAGACTATTGCTTTAGGCTTCTCCATCACTGAAGAAGCTGTGGAAGATAACTTGTATGACTCATTGTCTGCACGTTATACCAAAGCGTTGGCCCGTGCTATGGCGTACACCAAGCAAGTTAAAGCTGCTTCCGTTGTCAATAACGGTTTCAGCGCGGCTTACCTTGGTGGCGACAATGTTTCTTTGTTCAATACTGCTCACCCATTGGTGAACGGTGGTACAAACTCCAACACTCCTACAACCCAAGTTGATTTGAACGAGACTTCCTTGGAAGCCGCCGTTATTCAGATCGCTGCTTGGACAGATGAGCGTGGACTTTTGATCGCCGCTAAACCACGTAAGCTGATTGTTCCCCCAGCTTTAATGTTCGTTGCAAAACGTCTGTTAGATACCGAACTCCGCGTCGGCACTACTGACAATGACATCAACGCATTGAAACAAATGGGCGCAATCCCTGAAGGTTACTGTGTTAATCACTTCTTGACCGATTCAAACGGTTGGTATTTGACGACTGACGTACCTAACGGCTTGAAGCACTTTGAGCGTATGGCTTTGGTTAACTCAATGGATGGAGACTTCGACACGGGCAACGTCCGTTACAAAGCTCGTGAGCGTTATTCATTCGGTTGGTCAGACCCATTGGGAATCTGGGGATCAGCAGGTTCTTGATAGAGTAGAAAAGGGGGCTTGTGCCCCCTTTTCTTTTGGTGTATATTAGAACTATTCCGGGCTTTCCGGCGTATCAAACTGTCCCGGCAGACGACATACCGACTGATACGCTTAACTTGTATGTAAGGAGATCCTCATGGGATTCGCAACTCACCTTGGCCCTTGGTTATTGGGCACTGTAAAAAACACAACTGGCACAACTGCTGGTACGATTCAAAATACTGGCGCAACACTGGTTTGTCAGACTGTCCAGTTAAACATGGTGGGCGCTACTTCTGCCACCGCCATTACTTGTTTTACATTACCCGCTGGCTCACATATTGTTGACGTAATTGTTGATACCTTGACTACTTTGTCAGGCACAGTTACAGCCGCAGTAATGACAATTGGGGACGGTACAACTGCTAACTTGTATTATCCTTCAACGACTATTTTGACTGCTGGTCGTCAAAGCCCAACGCTTACAACCACCCAAGTAACAGCTTATGCTGGCGCTTCTAGTACCGCAGCTCCCAATGGAATTGGTATTGGTAGTACTGACGTAATTGTGTCCGCAACCCCAACATTTACCACAGGCTCACCAAGCACTGCTGGTATTGTTCAGATTACGTTCCGTTACATGGTAGCCAATTCAAACGGTGCATTAACGCCTTCTGCCACACAGAACTAATTAGGAGCATCACATGACGATGCAAACAGACGTTAAAAGCGCACACCTTAGTGCGGCTGGTTCTTACTATACAGGGCGTACTCGTTTACGTGGTTTTGTTGTGGCTCCGAAAGCCAGTACAGCAGCCACGTTTGAAATTCGAGATGGTGGTGCTTCGGCTGAGGTTTTATACACAATGGACATAGCAAGCCTTGGCACACCAAATACGACTTCCGTGTTAATTCCCGGAGAAGGTATTTTGGCTTCCACTGGGTTGTATTTGACAACAAGTACGGGTACTGTGACTGGTATAACGGTGTTCTATGGCTAAGTCCCCAGCATGGCAACGCAAAGAAGGAAAGAATCCGAAAGGCGGTTTAAACGCCAAAGGTCGGGCATCCGCAAAGAAGGAGGGGATGAATTTAAAGCCTCCCCAACCAGAGGGCGGATCAAGGAAGAAGTCATTCTGTGCAAGAATGTCAGGCATGAAAGCGAAGTTGACTTCAGAGAAAACAGCGAAAGACCCAAACAGCCGGATTAACAAAAGCCTGCGGGCTTGGAATTGTTGATATGGCTACATTTGACCCAGAAGGCAGTGATTTTGATTATGAAACAGCAAAAGCCTACAACATGCAGCCCAAGAAAAAAAGTGAGCACTGGGGGTCTGTCGCTCCAACATCCGATGATGAACGAATTGCAAATGATTTGCCAGAAAACAGTTATGTTGTTTTAAAAGGCAAACAACATGAAACCTTTAATAAAGCCGAAGCAGCAGAAAAAAATAGAGGCTCTAAAATTGAAAAACGTGGAAGCAGATATTACTCTGTGCCTATGAGTAAAGGTGGAAAAATAACTGCATCTAGCCGCGCTGATGGGATAGCCCAGCGGGGCAAAACCAAAGGCAGGTACATATAATGGACAATCACGATGTAAAAGTAATGGCTGATGGAGCCGCAGTAGTCGTAGGATTAGGTGGTTTTATGGAGTGGTTCCCCCCTGTAGTGGGTCTTGTTGGTGGTGTACTGACCATTGTGTGGTTGTGCTTACGTATTTGGGAAACCGATACGGTTAAGGCTTGGAGAAAGTAATGCCAAGTACAAGTGGCAAACAGCATCGTTTTATGGAAGCAATTGCTCATAATCCAGCTTTTGCAAAGAAGGTAGGAGTTCCGCAATCCGTGGGACAAGATTTTAACAACGCCGATAAAGGCAAAAAATTCTCAAAAGGTGGTGATACTATGGCTTCTAAAATGAACCCCGGCTTCATGGCAATGATGGCTAAGAAAAAAGGTATGAGCAAAATGGCAAACGGTGGAATGACTTCCGCAAAAATGGGTTCTGTAAAAACTGCTTCTCCTAGCCGTGATGGTCTTGCTACCAAAGGCAAAACCAAAGGCACCATGATTAAAATGTCTGGCAGCACTCCTTTAGGCATGAAGCACGGCGGCAAAGCTGGTTAAACCATGATAGCCTCACGCGGTATGGGAGACATTCTCCCTTCCAAAATGCCCAAAGGCGCTAAGAAAGCTCGCCGGGATGACACTGACTTTACCCAGTATGCTAAAGGCGGAAAGACGGCGCAGTACATGCGGTTTTCTGAAACAGGAGAACCCGTGGGTATGACCCCAGTTGGGTGGAAACCTAAAAAAAGTAAAAAATAATGACCACTTCAAGCGTTTCTGCTTTCAATCTTGACCTTTCTGAGATGGTGGAAGAGGCGTTTGAGCGTGCGGGTTCTGAGATGCGTACGGGTTATGACCTTAGAACTGCCCGCAGGTCGATGAATTTAATGTTTGCTGACTGGGCAAACCGTGGTGTCAACATGTGGACGTTTGAGCAAGACATGATTACGCTTGTTCAAGGCCAGCCAACCTATGCTTTGCCTGACGATACGGTGGATTTGTTGGAACATGTCATCAGAACCAACGCAAACAACACCAGTAATCAGTCAGATTTGACCATTACGCGTATCAGCGTATCCACTTACGCCACAATCCCCAACAAATTAACGCAAGGACGCCCCATCCAGATATGGATTCAGCGTTTATCTGCACAAGAGTCCCTTTTGCCGGGCACTTTGCAAGCGGCAATCACCACAACAACCACTTCCATCCCAATTACCTCCTTGGTCAACGTGCCCAACGCAGGTTTTATCAAAATTGGTACTGAATTGATAGCATTTAACGAGTATCAAGCGGCCACATCTACTGCGCCAGCGTATCTTTTGAATTGTGTACGTGGTCAAAGCAATACAACAGCCGCCGCACACAGTGTTGGCGACTTGATCTACTACTCTCAGAAGCAAAGCGTGACCGTTTGGCCAACTCCTGATGGGTCACAGTCCTACCAGTTGGTTTATTGGCGTATGCGTCGTTTGCAAGACGCTGGCAACGGTGTAAACACGATGGATGTACCGTTCAGGTTCATTCCTTGCCTAGCCGCTGGCTTGGCTTACTACATTGCGCTTAAAGTACCAAATGGTTTGGAGCGTTTGACGGTTTTAAAGTCTCAATATGACGAGGCTTGGAACAATGCGGCCCAGGAGGATCAAGAGAAAGCGGCTGTCAGGTTTGTGCCTAGACAGATGTACATCGGTGGTGGCTCTTAATGGGCAATAAGTTTTCCTCCGGCAAGAATGCGATTGCGGAGTGTGATCGATGTGGCTTTCGCTATAAGTTAAAGGAACTTAAAAGAGAGATTATCAAGACAAAGGTTTACAATCTTTTGGTATGTCCTCAGTGTTGGGATCCAGATCAGCCGCAGTTGCAATTGGGTATGTATCCAGTTGATGACCCACAAGCGGTCAGGAACCCAAGGCCGGATTTAAGTTATGTGGCGTCTGGCTTGTTGGCAGATGGCTACCAGGGTGAAGGTAGTCGAGTATTTCAATGGGGGTGGAACCCTGTGGGTGGGGCAAGTAGTTTTGATACGGTGTTGACACCAAACTACTTGATGCCCGAGGTGCAAGTTGGTACAGTTACGATAGTTACAACGTAGGAGTTAATGATGGACAAAGAAGACACGAAACAAGACAAGGCTATGATTAAAAAAGCCTTTAAACAGCACGACTCGCAAGAGCATAAAGGCGGTAAGGGTACCAAACTCAAGCTTGCCGCTGGTGGTGTTACAAGTAAAGCGATGATGACAATGGGTCGCAACATGGCTCGTGCAGCCAATCAACGCAATACCGGAAGGGGTCGATAATGGCTAAGATCAACAATTTACCTGCGTCTGCTTATGCTGCCCCTCACACCATGAGCGGTAAAAAAGTGGGCATCAGTGAGACCACTGGCCCAAGCAACAAGAAATACATGAAAGACGCCAACGTGTCTGTTGCCAATACCCACAGCAATGAATATCCCGGTGTAAAAACATCAGGCATCAAAGTGCGTGGTACAGGTGCAGCAACTAAAGGTTTAATGGCTAGAGGGCCAATGGCTTAAAGACATGAACTATACGCAGTTAAAGACAGCAATTCAGGATTACACCCAAAACTATGAAACTACTTTCATAGCGGATTTGCCCGTCTTTATCACGCAAGCTGAACAGCGTATTTATAACTCTGTTCAATTTCCGTCTTTGCGTAAAAACATGACGGGAGTTTTAACTGCGGGCAATAAGTATTTAAGTTGTCCAAACGATTACTTGTCTACGTACTCTTTAGCTATTTATACAGCTCCTGCAAGCGCGCCTACGGCTACAGGAACGTCAGGTGCGTTTACCATAACGGTGTCAATCTCTACAGGTATCGTAGTAGGTCAATATGTAACAGGCACAGGGATTGGTACAGGCGCGTATGTGACGGCCATATCCACAAATACTATTTCTTTGTCAATAGCCAATAGTGCTACGGTATCTGGAGCAATCACCTTCCAGGGCGAGTATTTGTTTTTGTTGAACAAAGATGTTAACTTTATCAGGCAAGCGTACCCAACTCCTACATCTACGGGTATGCCCCAGTATTATGCTTTGTTTGGCCCCACTGTAACAAATAGTGTTATCACCAATGAGTTAAGTTTTATCCTTGGGCCAACACCAGATATTAATTACAATGCAGAGTTGCATTTTTACTATTATCCTGAGTCTATTACCGTTGCCACCAGTGGTCAGACTTGGCTTGGGGATAACTTTGATACTGTGCTACTGTATGCTTCCTTGGTCGAGGCTTATACCTTTATGAAGGGTGAAGCCGACATGATGCAGTTGTACAACACCAAATTCATGGAAGCCCTTGCATTGGCTAAACGTCTGGGTGATGGGTTGGAGCGTCAAGATGCGTACCGTACTCCTCAGTTTAGGCAAGGGGTTAACTGATGTCTTTATACCAAACGGCTACTACCAGCTTTAAGGTTCAGTTAGCTCAAGGTCTACATAACTTTGGGCCAACCAGCCCCAATACGTTCTACATTGCTTTGTTCACGGCGGCGTCTACCATTAACGCATCTACCCCTACGTACAGCACAGCCCTTGTTGGGGAGGTTGTAGGCACAGGTTACACGCAAGGCGGTCAACCATTAACGATTGTTACAACGCCCACATCAGGCGACACCAATGGAACAACCGCATACTGGTCGTTTACCAATGTGGTATGGACACCCGCTGCGTTTACAGCTCGTGGGGCTATGATTTACAATACAAGTCAAAGCAACGCATCTGTTTGTATTCTTGATTTTGGTGCGGATAAAACCTGCACCAATTCATTCACGATTCAATTTCCAACCGCTGTGGCCTCCAGCGCTATTTTAAGGATTGCATAATGGCAATAGTAACAACAACCAAAGGCGACATGGACGAGTCTCTTCTTGAAAAAAGAGAAGGTTCAGTCGATAATGACAACGAGTACACAACATGGGTTGAGTATTGGTTAGATGGGGAGTTGGTTCACAGATCAGCTCACGTAACTTTAAAAAAGATGCCAAATTTTGCATCTGCTGAAGCGGCTTCACTATAAGGATTTATCATGTCAAATACACAATCAATGGCAACTTCTTTTATGGGCCAGCTAATGAACGGCGGGCATCAGTTTGGATCAATTACATTGGTCAGTCGAGGTAGCTTAACTGCTCCTACAAAAGACACGTTTAAAGCGGCGTTGTATTTTGCGTCTGCTACGATTAACGCTTCTACTGCCGCTTATTCTGCTACAGGTGAAGTGACCAACACTTCAGGCACAGGATACACGGCAGGCGGCGTAACAATTACAAACGCATATGCGGTTACGGCAACCAATTCATCGATAACAGCAGGCGTGGCTTACTGGACTCCTTCCGCAGACTTTTCGTGGACAGCTTTGACGGTGACCACCGCTTTTGATTGTGTATTGGTGTACAACTCTACGCAAAATAATACAGCAGTCAGCGTTCACACGTTTGGCTCTCAGACTATTAGTGCTGGTACGTTTACATTGACAATGCCTGCCAATACAACATCAACTGCTTTGTTACGCTTGTCTACAACCTGATAGGTGACCTATGGCTGGATGGGGCAGTAATGCTTGGGGCGATGGCCCGTGGGGAATAGGTTTAACCCCGCTAACAGGTGATGTTGCTTCGGGGGGTGTAGGCTCGACTGGCGTTAATTTAACAATTGCTTTAACAGGTGTTGGGGCAACGGGCAATCTTGGTACTGTAGTTGCAAGTAATACAGACTCTGAAACAGGAGATTTTGCAACAGGTAATGTAGGCACGGTTGGGGCAAATCTAACGATAGCTTTGACAGGTGTTGGGGCAAGCGGGGCGGTAGGATCAACCACAGTTAACATCTCAGTAGTCCTATCTGGTGTAGGTGCTACAGGTACAACGGGATCAGTTGCTGTAAGTAATACAAGGGCTTTAACAGGAGTTTTAGCTAGTGGGTTGGTAGGTTCTGTTACTCCAAGTAAGTCGTTTGATATAACTGGGGTGGCTTCTTCTGGTGTTGTTGGGACTGTAACTCCCACAAATTCAGATGCAGAGACAGGCGACTTTGCCACAGGAAACGTAGGTACAGTTGCTCCCAGTTTAACAATTACGTTAACAGGTGTAGGCGGAACAGGGAATGTAGGCACGGTTGTAGCTACGAATGCAATTGATCTAACAGGGGTCAGTGCTACAGGTACAGTCGGGGTTTTGTCTGTTCCTCTGGGCGGCGCTACAGCAACAGGTGCGGTTGGAACAACAGCAGTAAACATCACAATTGCATTGACAGGAGTGGGTTCTAGCGGTGCGGTTGGTACAGTAACAATGACAGGCAGGGGCGCTACTTTAACGGGGGTTGCCGCAGTAGCGCAGGTAGGAACAATGGGAGTTATTTTCTGGAGTTTAATTGATGACAGCCAGACTGCTTCGTGGCAGAATATAGGGAATACACAGACCCCGGGCTGGACAGATGTTAATGATGCTGAAACACCAAATTGGGTTTTGATACCGACATAATGAGGAAAACATGGCAATCACACCAACAACACTATTAAGCTTACCGCTTATTACCACAGGTACAGAGTCTGGTAACTGGGGTGACGATGTAAACAATGGCTTAACGCAGTACTTGGATATTTCTATTGCGGGTACATTGGCTTTGACATCAGCTTCGTTTACAGCCAACGCATTGACCCTATCTAATACGGCTGGTACATATTTAGTTACAAACATTGGCGCATCGACAGCGCAGTATTACATATTAAGTATCAGTTCTTTGGCGGCAAGTGTGACGATCACAGCTCCAAGTTCCAGCCGTTCTTATATTGTTAACAACCTAGACACCACATACAACGTCACGATCAAGGCGACTGGTCAAACGGGCGTAATCATTTATCCCGGCGAGAAAGCCATTGTTGCATTCAGTTCTACGGATTACGTCAAGGTTTCCTCTTATGTGGGTGTGGCGGCACTTCAGTTGCCCAAGGGTACAACAGGTCAACAGCCTACAGGCGTATCGGGTATGTTGCGGTTCAATACCACAACGACTCAGTTTGAGGGCTATAACGGAACGGCATGGGCTTCTGTTGGCGGAGCAGCCATCACCAACGAAACAGCTTTAGCCACCAACCAATATCCTTTGTTTGCCGCCGCAACAAGCGGAACGGCTCTAACTGTTTACACATCCAACGCAAAACTTCTGTATAAACCAAGCACAGGTGACTTTCAATCAGAACAGTTGGTTGCAGGGAATGGCTTATTTATAAACAATCAAACCATCAACACAAGTTATTCAGTACCTGCAACGCAGAGTGCAATGTCAACAGGGCCAATCACGCTTGCGAGTTCTGTGTCGGTTACATTGGCATCTGGTGCTCGTTGGGTAATTCTTTAAGGAACAAACATGGGAAATTTAGTCTTAGCGGGTTCTTCGAGTGGAAGTACCACAATCACTCCATCGGCAACAGGGACGTACACAATTACTCTGCCTGCTGAAACTGGAACAATACAAACATCAGGAGCAGGGTTCACAACGAATGGCGTAGCATACGCTACAAGTACAAGTGCTTTGACTACTGGGACTGCGCTTACTTTTACAGGAACAAATCTAGGTATAGGTACAACTTCGCCTTTGGCTAAATTTGATGTTTTATCTACATATGCGTCTGACACAACTTCCCAAGCAAAGATTAGAGACAATACTGGCTACTCTTTAAACTTTACTGGTACTGCAAGTGGATTTAAAGGATTGCAAGTACAAGATTCTGCTGGAGGGGCTACTTACACAAGTTTGTTGCTCAACCCCATTAGTGGCAATGTAGGTATAGGTACAAGTAGTCCTGCTTATGGGCTAGATGTACAAGGTACTTCAAACACTAGTATAAGAGTATATAGTCCATCTTATCCTTCATTAAGAGTGCATAACAGTTCAACGGGGACTGGTAATTCTGATGGTTTGTTAATTGAAATGGGTGGTACTGATGCACTTATTAACAATTACGAATCAGCAAATTTAAAATTTGCTACAAACAATACAGAAGCCATGCGTATAGACTCTAGTCAAAACCTTCAAGTAGGTGGGCAATATGCAGTTCCTCCAACAACAAGTTACGGAAGAATAACGGCATCAGGCATTTTTCAAAGTGGTAGAACTGGAACAGGCAGTCAGCCAATGATGGAGTTTTTCAATGGTAATAGCGGCGTAGGTGCTATTTATACAAGTGGCTCAAGCACTTCTTACAACACATCATCTGACTATCGTTTAAAACAAAACATTGCACCAATGACAGGCGCATTAGCTAAAGTTGCTTTACTAAAGCCCGTTACTTACAAATGGAATGTTGACGGTTCAGATGGTCAAGGTTTCATCGCCCATGAATTACAAGAAATAGTACCTGAGTGCGTTCATGGTTCTAAAGATGGAACCCGTGAAGAAGAGTACGAAGTCACTCCCGCAGTTAAAGACGAAGAGGGCAACATCACAACCCCTGCCGTCATGGGTACACGCACCGTGCCAGTTTATCAAGGCGTAGACACATCATTCTTGGTGGCTACTCTTACATCAGCAATCCAAGAACTCTCTGCTTTAGTCACAGCACAATCAGCAACAATTACATCACTAACAGAGCGTATAACTGCTCTTGAAGGGAAATAAACATGACTGCAACGGTAAACGCATCAACATCAGCAGGGGTCATTGTTACTTCTGATACTTCAGGGGCTTTGGCACTCCAGACAGCAGGGACAACTGCGTTGACGATTAGTTCAGGACAGATTGCTACGTTTGCTAATGCTCCTGTGATGAGTGGATCAAGCATAACAGGTCAATTAACTGCTACTAATATGCCTAGTGGTGCTGTGGTTCAAGTTGTGTTGGGTACAAGTTCGACACCCACAACCACAACTTCAACAACTTATGCCACAACAAATTTAAGTGCTTCAATCACACCACAATTTAGTACAAGTAAAATTCTTGTTTTAGTAAGTCAACAAATTCTTTTGGATTCCGCAATAAGTGCTTATGGTTATCAAACTAACGTGGGTGTTCAATTGTATAGAGGTGCAACTCAATTAGTCACAAATGGTGGGGATAGTTCAGGTTCTTATAGTTTGAGAATTGCTCAAACAAGTACAGCAGTAAATCAACAATTATATATGATTAGCGACTACTCATTTAATTATTTAGATTCGCCTTCTACAACATCTTCCACTACTTATTCAACACAATTTAGAGTAGGTTTATCTGGAATGAGTGTAACTGCACAACCTTCAGGTAGTACTAATGCAAGTACGATAATTTTAATGGAGATTAGACAATGAGTATTAATATTCATAAAGCTGTGCTTTCTTTATATACAAACGCTGTACACATTTCAGGTAATAATGTTGATTCTTTGGTTGTATTAGACGAAAACAACAATCAAATAACAATATCATCAGAGCAAGTGACAGCGCAAGTTACCATATTAGAAACCCAATACGCTGAACAACAACAAGCACAAGCAACTGCTAAAGCATCTGCAATAGCAAAGTTAACTGCGCTTGGATTATCTGCTGAAGAAATATCAGCAATAGGAGCATAAGATGACCACAGTTATTTCGGGTTCAAGTCCTAGCATCACCTTTTCAGATGCGACTACGCAGACAACTGCGTTTACATCAACGCCTTCTGTAACATCTATTACAACATCTGCTGACTCAACTATTCATGGATTGACTATTGGTCAAGGTGCTGGTTCTGTCGCTACCAATACTGTTTTAGGCAATTTAGCACAAGTTGCCACAAATACTGGTGGCTTAACTGTTGCTATTGGATATAGTGCTGGCAATGCAATTACATCAGGTGATAGCAATAATTTTATTGGTGCTTATGCTGGTCGAGTTACAACTACTGGTGCGGGAAATGTTGGAGTAGGAACATCTGTTTTATATGACAATGTATCAGGCAATTACAACATAGCCGTTGGACAACAAGCATTACGCTACAACACAGCATCAAACAACACAGCAGTAGGTTATCAAGCGGGGTATACAAATACCACGGGAGTGCAATCAAATTACGTAGGTAGACAAGCTGGATATACAAGCAACGCAAGTTATTGCACCATGATGGGTGACCAAGCTGGTTATGCTTCAACAGGCGCAAAAAATACTTTTATTGGGTATTATGCTGGTGGGGTTATGACTACTGGCGCAAATAACACCATTCTTGGTGGCTACAACGGCAACCAAGGTAGTTTAGACATTCGCACAGCAAGCAACTACATCGTGCTGTCTGATGGGGATGGGAATCCTAGGTTAGTTATTACTACTGGTGGTGACTTAAGAGTTCCACAGGTTTATAACACTACAAGCGGTAGTGGAGCAAATGTATATATTGATTCAGGTGGTAATTTTTATCGTTCAACATCTTCACTAAAGTACAAAAAAAATATTGAAGAAGCAACACATGGTCTTGCGGAAGTATTGCAACTGCGCCCAGTTACTTATAAAGGCAAAAGCGAAAACGATGGCGAAACAATTTTTGGCGGTTTAATTGCCGAAGAAGTCCATGCTGTTGGTTTGACGGAATTTGTGCAATACGCAGAAGATGGTTTGCCTGATGCTTTGGCTTATGGCAACATGGTTTCTCTTTGCATTAAAGCAATTCAAGAACTCAGCGCAAAAGTAACAGCATTGGAGAACAAATAAATGGACAAAATCACACTACCTGTCAACCTCATCAACGCCATCATGGGCTACTTAGGTAAGCAACCCTATGACCAAGTGTTCCAATTGATTGCTGAAGTGCAGAAAGAGGCACAGGCACAGACTCCTCCACCACAAGATAAGCCAAATGACTGACACAGAGAAAGATCTAGCTGTTCACGTTGCTGTTTGCGAAGAGCGATATACCCATATAGCTGAGTCCCTTAAAAATGGAGAAAAGCGCATGGCTAAGATTGAGTATCTCCTTTATGGTGTGATGATTCTTGTGCTTCTTGGCCCTAATGTAGCAGGGCAGTTCTTTAGCAAACTTCTTGGGTTGTAAGAAATTGATCCTTTTACACTTGTTGCCCTTGCATCCTCTGCGTTTAAACTCGTCAAAGAATCATGCGAGATGTACAAGGAGGGGAGGCAGTATGTCCTCGATGCCAAGGCTGAAGTTGAAGGTGTAGTCAAAGATTTAAAGGGTATCCAAGAGGATGCCAAGGGAGTGTGGGGGTTCTTAACGGGTCTTTTTGGGGATAAGAAAGAACCAATTCAACAAAAATCTGTTGAAAAGCCAGTTAAAAAGGCAAAGAAACCTGAGTTTGATGAGAATCAAATCTATGCCCAAGTTGCTGATGCTCTAACCAAGTTCTTTCATGCCTACAATGGTTTGAAACACTACAAAGAAGAGCAAGAGACAACAGCATCTAAGTTAGGGGATGAAGAAGGACAAGACATTGCCATTAAGTTAGTTATTGCTGATCTACAGATGGAGAAGTTAAACGATGAGTTGCGTGAGTACATGGTGTACCACGTTCCCAGTGAATTTAAGGATCTTTATAGCAGAGTCAACAAGATGATCGGACACATTGCCAACCAACAACAACTGGCGAGAAAAGAGGAGTTGGACAGAAAGAAGGCAATTGAATGGCAACGAAGACAGGCTATAAGCAAAATTCAACACAGGGTTCTAGTAGGGGGAATAACTATCCTAATGATCCTGTGGGCGTGGATGATGATTCTAACGATGACTCTTTCTACGTCATCGTAATTGTGATATTGCTTTGTCTGGTCTTGTTCTTTATGCCAGTCCTCATGTGGATGTACATGGATGTACGACAGACCGAAATCAAGGTGCAGAAATTGATTAAGAAGTTGGAGAGCAAATAATGGATTGGTTAAAAAGCATAGCACCTACAATAGCCACAGCGATGGGCGGCCCACTTGCAGGCATGGCGGTTGAGGCTATATCTAAAGCCATAGGTGTTGACCCTAGTAAGGTTCAAGAAACCATCAATTCAGGCAAGATGACTGCCGACCAAATAGCCTCCCTTCAAACCGCAGAGTTAGCATTGAAAGCCAGAGCGCAAGAGATGGGTCTTGACTTTGAAAAGTTGGCAGTAGCAGACCGTGCAAGCGCCCGTCAGATGCAGATGACCACAGGCAGTTTTATACCCCCTGCGTTGTCCGTTATGATTGTATTGGCTTGGGCGGCAGTGCAGTTCTTCCTCTTGACCCATGTAATTGAGCCGACTATGCGTGAGTTGGTTGCTCGTGTACTGGGTACTTTAGATGGTGCATTGATGCTTGTCCTATCGTTCTACTTTGGTTCATCTTCAGGCTCACAAGCCAAAGATACGTTGCTCCATCAATCGAGTCCAACAAAATGACGCAACTTACACCCCATTTTTCTTTAGCAGAGTTAACTATCACTGACCACAGGGAGTTTGACAATGAACCTAATGAATCTGAAACCAAGAATCTTCAACGGCTTGCAGAGTTTCTGGAACAAGTTAAAAGCCTACTCGGAGGCAAGCCAATCATGGTTAACTCAGCGTTTCGTAGCAAGCAAGTCAATGACGCTGTTAAAAGCAAAGATTCCAGCGCACATCGTTTTGGCAATGCTGCTGATCTCCGTGTGCCTAGTCTTACTCCTGATGAGGTCGTTAAACTGGTTATAGCCTCTGATTTACAGTATGACCAAGTGATAAGAGAGTTTGACCGCTGGACACACATTGCCATACCCAAAGAGGGAGAAACTCCTAGACGGCAAGCACTTATCATTGATAAAATGGGTACAAGAATCTACTCGTAGGATCATCATGCCATTACAGAAAGTCGTTTTTAAGCCTGGGGTCAATAGGGAGAACACTCGATACACAAACGAGGGTGGCTGGTATGAATCCGACAAAGTACGCTTTCGTCAAGGCACGCCTGAAAAGATTGGCGGGTGGACGCAATACACAGCAAATAAATTCTTAGGCGTTTGCCGCACTCTTTGGAACTGGTTTACTTTGGCAAACATCTACACACTGGCTGTAGGTACAAACTTAAAGTTTTATGTTCTTCAGGGCGGTGCGTTCTATGACATTACGCCTATTAGAGTCACTGCAACGCTAGCCAGCCCATTTACTGCGGTTACCATATCGCCTTTTAGCTCAACCATCAGTGTTAACACAGTATCTGCACACGGAGCTATTACGGGAGACTTTGTAACTTTTAGTGGATCTACAAGTCTAGGCGGCAATATCACTGCCGCAGTATTAAATTTAACAACAGGGTATCAAATTACCGTTACAAGTACAACCACTTATACATTTACCGCCAAGGACACTGCTGGTAATACTGTTACATCCAATGCTAGCGATACAGGAAATGGCGGTACAGTAACCGCAGCCTATCAACTCAATACTGGCCCAGCTTTTCAAAATGCACTTGTAGGTTGGGGTGCTGGACTCTGGGGCTACGGTACATGGGGCAACGGTCAATCCATTGTTTCAGCTCTTCAGTTGTGGAACGCACAAAACTTTGGCGAGAATTTGATTTTTGGCCCTCGTGGAGGTGGTATTTACTATTGGAAAGCCACCAGTGGGGGGAGCACAAGAGGTGTTTTATTGTCTAGTTTAGGTGGTGCTGTCACGTTTACCAACGCATCTCCAACCGTAGTTACATTTACTATTCCTTTGACTGAAGGTACAGCCGTTCAGTTTGCCACCACAAGCTCAATGCCTACTGGCGTATCTGCGGCTACTACATACTATCTGTACAACGTGCAAGGCTTAACGGCTAATATCTTGAATAGCGCAGGTGCAATAGTCAACACAACATCTACGGGTTCAGGATGCTCTATATCGTTGTTGGTTGATGTGCCTTTGTTTCAAAATTACATGCTTGTATCTGATGCTTCTAGGTTTGTAATTGCTTTTGGTACAAACGATTACGGCGGTTCAACAATAGATCCTATGTTAATTCGTTGGTCAGATCAGGAAAACCCTTATGAGTGGACACCCGATGCCACAAACCAAGCGGGCAGTATCCGGTTGTCCCACGGCTCGCAAATTATTTCTGCCGTCCAAACTCGTCAAGAGATTGTGGTGTTTACGGATCAATCGGTCTATTCCTTGCAATACGTAGGCTCTCCTTACTACTGGAAGACTCAACTCCTTGGAGACAACATCTCTATCATGGGGCCAAATGCAGCAACCATTGCGTCTGGTATTGTGTACTGGATGGGTATTGATAAGTTCTATTCTTACGATGGTCGTGTACAAACGCTTAACTGTGATTTGCGTAGATTTGTGTTCCAAGACTTAAACCAAAACCAAAGCCAACAAGTTTTTGGCAGTACCGTAGAAGCCTACAATGAGGTATGGTGGTTCTATTGTTCTAAATACTTAGCTGATGGTATAACAGTAAATACGGCCATTGACCGTTATGTAGTCTATAACTACCTTGAAAAGCTTTGGTACTACGGCAAAATGGCTAGAACAGCATGGTTGGATACGGGACTACAAGCTGCACCTTTGGCGGCTACATATACCAATTACATTCTTAATCAAGAAAGTGGTGTTGACGATGTTGAAACAGGCACTGCGGCAGCTATTGACGCTTATATTTCTTCTTCAGAGTTTGATATTGGGGATGGGCATAATTTTGCTTTCGTGTGGAGAGTACTTCCTGACTTAACTTTCTCGGGTTCCACAAGCGGCACAAGCCCAGAAGCCACAATGACGCTTTACCCCATGTACAACTCAGGTTCAGGCACAAACAACCCCGTAGCAAACACTGCTTACAGCGTTAGTCTAAGTGCAAACCCTGAGACATTTACAGGCGAAGTCTACACACGGGTACGTGGACGGCAGTTGATTATCAAGATGGCGTCTAACAAAGTAGGTACAACTTGGCAGTTGGGCGCCCCTAGGCTAGATATTCGTCCTGACGGCAGACGCTAATGGCAGCACAACCGATCATCAACCCCCCAGTACCGAACTTGCCTTTAGGTACAGAGGCGTACGAGCGTCGCTATCAAGATCAGTTTGCCAACGTGTTGCGTTTGTACTTCAACCAGCTCAACAATGCCTTAAACGTAATTGTCAATAGCTACACAGTTGGCACTACGGTGTATACAGTAGCTACATTACCTAATGCGGTTACATCAGGTGCGGGCACAAGAACTTTTGTATCGGATTCTTCGGTGACTACTTTTAATACAACGGTAGCTAGCGGTGGGGCAAACACAGTGCCTGTATTCTCCAATGGAACCAACTGGAAAGTAGGCTAATATGATAAACTCTAACTTATTTACGGGGAAAATATGAGTCTCCAACACGTAGCCAATCACTTAGCGCAACAAGGTCGTGGCAACGACAAAATGCTTGTGCACATGACGCCCAGCGAAGTTGCTGGATTGCGTAGCCTTGCTCACGCCAAAGGTGGGGATTTAACAATCAACCCACATACGGGTTTACCCGAAGCTGGCTTTTTAGACGACGTACTTAAAGCCGCCGCACCTATGGCATTGGGTGCTTTGCTTGGCCCCGCTGGATTTGGTTTATCGTCAATGATGGCAGGTGTTGCTACTGGCGGCATTATGACTCTGGCAACGGGTAGTTTGTCTCGTGGACTTATGGCTGGATTGGGTGCTTACGGCGGGGCAGACATAGCTGGAAATTTAGCCGCTGCGGGAACACAAGCCGCTGCACCCGGAGCACTTGCTAGTGCAGAACAAGGACTTGCGGCTGGTTTAGGCACAGATGTTGGATCAGAAGCATACAAAGCGCATCTTCTAAACAATCCCGGAGCTTTAGGTGAAAGCGTAACAGCACAACTTAACGCTATGCCTCAGATGGACAAGCTTGCTGGCGGATATAACGCCGTAACTGCAACTCCCGGCGATTTAGGAACTTTTGCTAAAAATAACGCTGCGTCCGGTTTAATGGCAGTATCTCCAATGTTAGCTGACCAAGGCGTAAAAACCACTACACCAGCCCCAGTAAACCCTGCATACATTCGCCAAAAGATTTACGATCCTGTAACGCATCACATGATTGATTTGCCTGCGGTCAAGGCTAGCGAATGGGGTAGCCGTAACTTCTCAGACATCTATCAACAACCCGCTACCGCTGCAACAGGCGGTATCGTGGCACTAGCTCAAGGCGGGCGGATTGAAAATGGTGTGCGTCGCTTTGATGTGGCAGGCGCTATTGAAGCCGGACGATCTGGATTTGCTCCCGGTACAAGTGCTCAAGATGTTGTAAACAGTTATGGAATTCAAAACTCAACGCAAGCACAACAAGTTGCACAAGCTCTTGGTTATACAGGAGATATTGGCGCTTTAACTTATGGCAATACTGCTGCGGCTTCTGCAACGTCTCCTACTGCCGCCACTCAATTTGTTAATTTTGTAAACACACAACCTAATGCAAGCGACGAAGTTTACTATAGACAAATGCAAAATTTAGGGCTTACGCCCACATCATCACCAAATTTGGCTAGTCAAATCGGTTTAAGTCAAGCGGATTTTTTAGACCGATTTAATTTAGCACAAGACTATAGCAAAGAAAAAACTTTGTTAGGTGCATACCAAGGCCCCGCCACACCATTGGCAAATTTAGGAAGTGCTTACGATCAACAATATGCGTCTTACATGGATGTGCATAAAGATCCTGTAACAGGTAAAATTGATCCTATTACCGTCAAAGAAATATCACGCACCACAGGAATTCCTGAAGCGCAAGTACAAGCACGGTACGATGCGGCAGAAGCTAAACTGCATCCTCTCGGTGCTTCCCCTCCTCCCTCTACCGGTGTTCCTCCCGTTGCTCCTCTTATCGGTGCGGCTCCTACCGGAACTGGTGGCGGTGGCCCCGGCATTATTGCGTTGCCTAAAACAGTTACGCAATTACCAACAAACCCACAAACCAACGCACCTGTTGGCACAAGCAATCCATACGGTAATAAAAATAATCCCGGTGATCTAACACTCAATGCGGATAAAACAGTATCTGTAACACCAAACCTACCCGCTCGCCCTTATGCTGGATTCTCGGGCCTAGGTGAAGTTACAGATGCTTGGACAGCAGGTGGCGGTAGCCCCGGTTATTTTCCTAAAGCGCCTAAGACACCGGAGGAAGCAAACAAACAGTTCAATACGATGACTGGGGACTCTTTTGCTGCATATAATTTTTTAACAGGTCAAGGCACAGCACCTCTTAAAACATCGGCGTCAAAAGTATCTAAGTCATATATGGAAGCGGTCTTAGGTCTTAAACCAGATGAAAAAATTTACGCATCTGACGTAAAAGAAATTTTTGATCCAGTAACACATAAAAGAATCCCCAATCCAAACTATGACCCTAGCGTGGCTGCAAACGCAGCGTCTAAAACTGCATCTGGTGCTGCGCCTTCTTTAAGCACTAAAACAATTTCAGTTCCCGGTGCAAATGGGACACCTCCTAAAACTGCAACACAGTTAAAAGACTACCCCGGATTTTATTTTGGGGTTGATGGTCGTTACTATGACGCTAACGGTAAGCTTGTTGCAAATACAGCCAGTGAGTTTGAAGCCGTGCATGGTGCTAACGGCGGTTTAATAGGCATGGCTCGTGGCGGTACTGCGCGTCATCCATTCTTTTCAAAAACAACAGGCAAATTTAACTTTAATCCCCCACAAGTTTACGCAGATGGCGGCATGGCAATGGGCGGTTTGGGTTCTTTAGGCGGCTACTCTGATGGCGGTCGCTTGCTCCGTGGCCCGGGGGATGGTGTCTCTGATTCTATTCCTGCTTCTATTGGTAATCGTCAGCCTGCACGCCTTGCTGATGGTGAGTTTGTGGTGCCTGCGCGCATTGTGTCTGAAATAGGAAATGGTTCTACTGAAGCAGGTGCTCGTAAGCTTTACGCAATGATGGATCGTGTACAGAACGCACGCGCAAAAACAACTGGCAAAAAGCAAGTGGCAACCAATACCAATGCCGCTAAATACTTACCCGTATAAGGAAGAATCATGGCATCAGATCCACAATTTGTACAACAAACAACAAATTACACAACCATCCCCGACTACGCTAAAGCGGATGTAGAAAACATGATCGGGAATGCCCGAGCTATTACAGATCCTAATGTTGATTATCAACAGTATATGGGAGACCGGGTAGCGCAGTTCACGCCCCTACAGCAACAAGCGTTTGGCAATGCGGCTACTATGCAAACTGCACCGCAGTTGCAAGATGCAACAGCTCTTGCGGGTATGGCAGGTCTTGGGGCTCTTAATCAACAATACACGTTTAGCCCATCTAATTTCAACACCGCGTTTAGCAACGCCAATATTAAAGACGCAAAGGGTAATATAACTGGCAACAGCATGATGAATCCTTTTACAGGCGTCATGGATGCGGCAGCTTATAGAAATGCGGGTATCCAAAATGCACAAAATAATGCACAAGCCACATTAGGCGGTGCGTTTGGTGGTGGGCGTCAAGCCATTATGGGCGCGCAAAACAACGCTGACCTTCAACGCAATTTAGCCAAAAATCAATTTGATGCGTACAACCAAGCGCAAACTCAATACAACACCCAGAACCAACTCAATGCTCAACAGCAACAGTTTGGTGCAGGTCTTGGGCTTCAAGGTCTTCAAGCAGCCAATACTGCCGCTTCAAACTTAGCTGGCATTGGCAATCAGCAGTACCAACAAAACATGGGCATCAACGCGCAACAAGCGCAGTATGGTGGCGTACAGCAACAGCAAGTTCAAAACCAGTTGAACAATCAGTATCAAGACTTCTTGAACTACCAGAACAACCCATACAAGCAAATCAGTTTTATGTCCGATATCTTGCGCGGTCTTCCAATGGCCCAGAGTACAGGCAGTGTGTATCAAGCGCCCCCTTCTATGCTAGGGCAAGTTGCTGGTGCGGGTATTGCTGCCAAAGGCCTTGGTTTATTTGCTGAAGGCGGTGCAGTCAAACGTCCTGCTGGTTTAGCAGAGTTAGCAATCTATAACATGGGTTAATAAAATGGCACTACCCAACTCACAAAAACTTACATCTGGAATTGCAATGATGCCTGATATGGCATTGAAGCAGATGGCGATGATGCACAAAAATGATCCTTATGTGCTTCCGTTTATTATTTCGGAAGACTCACGCCGTAAAGAAATGCGCCGTGCTGCACAAGCGAGAATGGCTGGAGCTATGCCTCCTAAAGTCAATGAAGCGGCTGTAGCTGACGTAGGGTCTATGCCTAATGTGGATATGATGGGCAACGCCACAGGCTATGCACACGGCGGTACTGTATTACCTGAGAACCAAGGCATTGGAGCACTAAACGCTCCCAACTTACAGCACATGGCTGATGGTGGTATCGCGGGTTATGCCGATGGCGGCCCCCAACAACCGGGCATGTTTAACTATGCTCAGATGGCTCCCGCAGTTGACTTGCATCCCGACAGTGGTGTGACCCCAAGAAGTATGGCTGCTGGCGGTGTTGCACATTTTGCGGATCAAGGGGCTGTTAAAGCTAAACCTGACTATCGTCAAATGATGATTGATTCTGCTATAGCCAATGGGGTAGATCCAAAAGTAATGCAAATGATTGCAGGCGTAGAAGGAACAGGTAAAAATCCAAAATCTTCGGCTACCAACTTTTTTCAATTTATTGATAAAACATACAAAGATTTAGGCGGTGATCCAGCGTTGCGCAATGATCCCGGCGAAGCAATTAGATTGGGTGGTTTATATCTTGGCAAAAATCAAAAGGCTTTGGAAAAATCTTTGGGCAGGGCTCCTGAACCGCACGAATTGTACGGAACTCATTTTTTAGGGGAACCTGTTGGCAAAGCTCTATTAACCGCCAATCCAAAACAAACAGTTGCTGAGTTTTTAAAAAATACAACTCCTAAAAGAGCAGACGAAATTATTAAAGCTAATCCTGAAGTGCTAGGCAGTAAAGGAGAAAAAACTGTTGGAGATCTTCGTAACTGGACAAAATTAAAAATGGCAGGGCTTGGTTTGCCGTCAGCCAATGCAGGGGAATTACCAAATAAAGATGCGGGACTTGCTTCTTTGCAAAACAAAGAAAAAATGCCAAGTTTAGAAGGCACAACTGGTACAGGTTTAGGTCAATCACTAATACCTTCTGCTTTGATACCTACTGCTCGTGAAGCTTTTTCAGCCAGTAGAGTACCCGGTTTGATTCGTGGTGCTGGCGTTGCAACGGCTATCCCTGTTATTGGTGGTATGTTGACTGATAAAGCAATGCAAGATTTGCAAACTTTACCTGCAAACCGTCGTAAAGAAATGGTAGACAATCCTATGTTGAGCGCCATGAGCGGCGATGTTGGTTTTGCGGCTGCTATTCAAGATGCTGCTGCAAACAATCCCGAAGGCCCAAGCAAAATGCCTTACATGGAGCAAATGAAAAATGCAGTATCACAAATACCTAGGGTTATCACTAGCGCCCCCAGTGGTCGCAAAGGAACGTCGTTAGGCTTTAATGAGGAAACGGCTAGAAATTTAGTGCGTCCTTTGAATCAACCTTTGGTTGAACCCGGCACAGAAGAAACTGCTCCAGTTGCACCAGTGCCACTAAGAGATGATGACATGAGCCCCAATGGGGAAATTAAACAAGGCATTCCTGAGAAAGCCAAAGACTCCTTTATGGAAGCGGCTAAAGCAGAGTTAACGCCAAAGAAAGCCAAAGGCATGAGCGACGACGACCTTGTAGCGTTTGGTCTTGGTTTAATGGCTAGCAAAAACCCCAATATTGGTGGTGCTGTGGGCGAAGCTGGACTTGGCGCTCTTGCCATGAAACGCGAGCAACAAAAGACTGAACGCGAAGACATGTATCGTCAGGCTTTGGCCAGAGAAGCCAACGCTAAAGCGTCAAATCTTGAATCTGGCGGAGTCAATACAGCGCAAGCAATGCACCAAGCAGATGTAATGTACGACAATTGGCTTAAATCTTTAAACAAAATGGATGCTATGAGTTTGACCCCAGAAATGCAAAGAGCAAAACAAGATGAGTTCTTGCAAAGAGCGTTTCAAGCGTTTAGAATGGCAACACCTGCTGGGATAAGCAGCGGTACCGCAACAGCCGGTGCACAATTAGACCCTCTGGGATTACGTAAAACGTAGAAAGTAAAACATGAACATCAGTGAAGTACGTAGTAAGTTTCCACAGTACAAGGACTTAAGCGACAAGCAACTAGCAGACGCACTTCACGAAAAGTTTTACCCAGACATCCCGCTACCCGAGTTCTATGAACAAGTTGGGTACTCTAAAAAAGGACTTGGTGCCGCAGTAAGCAAAGGCGCTGAGTCCCTCATCTCTCAAGCACGTACAGGTATTTCTTCTTTGTTAGGCGGTAGTCCAGAGGAAGCGGCTAAAGCCGGTATTTCACGTGGCAAAGACATTGGTGAGCGTTACGCTGAACAAACCAGTCTTGATAAAGTAATCAAGGCATACAAAGAAAAAGGCATTCTTCCTGCGGCAGGCGAAGTAGTCAGTCAAATCCCCGCAGCATTAGCAGAACAAGCCCCCAACATTGCCGCTCTTGCTGGTAGCGCTAGAGCAGGTGCCGCCCTTGGTTCAATTGCAGGCCCAACGGGTGCGCTTATTGGTGGTTTAGCCGGAGCCGCAGTACCTTCTTTATTGACTCAATTTGGTGGCAACATTGAACGCCAAGCAGAAGAACAAACTGCGCGTGGTGAACCTGTAAAAATTAACAGAGAGAAAGCTGGGTTTGCAGCAGTGCCTCAAGCCGCGTTAGATGTTGCTGGTAACTTTATTCCTTTGGGCGGGCGTCTTGTCAGTAAGTTGACTGGCATTCCTGAGAAAGCACTATTGGGCGGAGGAGCCAACGCCGCTAAGTTGGCAGAAGAAAAGCTACTTACTACTCTTGCAAAAGGTACAGCCACAGGCGCATTGGCTGAGATTCCCACAGAAGTTGCACAACAAATGTTGGAGCGTTCACAGGCAGGGTTATCCCTTACCAGTGATGACGCGTTACGCGAGTATGGCCAGACAGCATATCAAGTTGGGTTGTTGGCGCCTATGGGTGCGGCGGGTCGTTTGTCTGAGCGCGGTGGTGCTAGACAACAAGTTGAGCAAGAGAAACAAATTGCACAACGTAAAGCTCGCATGGAGCAGATGGGGCAGGAGGAAGAAGCTCAGCGCGTACAGGCAGAAGAAGCGGCTCAATTAGAAGCACGCAAACAAACGCCTGAGTACGCCACGGAGTTTGTTAACAATTACGAGGCTTTGGATAAGCAGTTCCGCGATCTCAAAGCCATAAAAAGACCCGGCAAAGGCGCATCTTTTGAAGAGATTGACGCCTATAAGGCGGCTCGTGCCCAGCTTAAAGAGATTGGCAAACAGCTTGCAGAACAAGTGGGCGAGTATCGCCGCGTTAAGGGCGCAGCACAGCAAGCACAAGAACAGCGCTATGCCAACATAGAACAACAGGCGGCTCAAGAAGTACCGCAAGGGCCGACACAACAAGAGTATTACCAGAGTGCACAGGGCACATTGCCCGGTATGGAGCCCGTAGAAGTTCCGGAAGAAGTTAAACCTTCAGAACAAGTTGAAGACGAAAACAAAAAGAAAGTTGTTGAGTTTGCTCAAAAACAGCAGGAACTAGAACGTCTTTTAGAGGCACATCAAGAACAAGAGTCCAACGCCGTAGCCAAAAAAGACTATGACGCGCATGAGAAATTGCAACGTCAGGGCAACTTGTTGCGCAATGAAAAGAAATACGTTGATGAACAACTGAAAGAACTTGGCGGGTATAAAAATCCCCAAGAGATACAGAACAGATTGGCCAAGAAAGAAGCTGAGTTTGCTGACATGGCAGGCCCAGCCTACGATCCTGAGAAAGCCAAAAAGCTACGTGAAGAGATCCAAGCGCTGAAGAAAGAAGCGGGCCAAGAACAATTGGGCTTTGACTTTGGGCCCAAGCGTGAGTTTAAAAATCAATTTGTTGAATCTAAAGAAGCGTTCAAAGCACGCGCATATGAACCCGGCCCACAAGAAATTGAAGATCAAGAGCGTGAGTATCTTGATAACGTACGTAAACAAGAAGATGAAGCCACTGCTGAAGCAGAACGCAATGCCAAGCTAGCGCCAGAACGCAACGCAATGATGCGTATGCAAGAGCGTCGCGGGCCTTTTACTTTACCTACGGGTCAGGTTTCTACACAAGTGGACAAGCTTGTGGACTCTATATTGACAAGTAAAAGACAAACGGACAAACTTGTTGTTGGTCGTGTTATGGAAGGCATGGGCGCAGAACGTGTAAGCCAAGCAGATTCTTTGCGTGCACAACTGTCGTATGCGCTTGCTACAAATAACTCTACGCGTGCTCAAGAAATCCGCAAACAACTGGCTGACCTTAGAGAACCCGATACAGAACAAGGGGCTGGACAACTTGAGATAGGGTTGTTGGCTAAAGAAACTGGTGTTGAAGGTAAACAAACGCCTGACACTATCCGTGCCAACAGAGCTACACGTTTGGCACAAGCACAACTTACCGCCTTTGATAGGTTGTCTGATTTTATTAAACGCATACGAGAAGACAGCGTGTATCGTTCCGATGCACGAATCCAAACATTGCGCAACGCCGCAGAGCGTTTAAAAGATACTGTTATTGGTTTGGCGTTGAATGAAATAGATGCTAAACGTGTTATTGCCAAACTACCACCGTTATCTATCAAAGAAAAGACAGATGCGGTTGGTAACTTAGAACAAGTTTTAACCGAATTGATTGAGCGCGGTGCGGGTATTTTTGAGCCTTTACAGGTTAAGACAACGCAAGCACAGATGCGCGCTAACAAAGTTGTTAGAGGTGCAGAAGAAGAAATCTCCCGTGCTCCTTTAGGGCAACGTGTTTTCAACAACTATGATGCCGCGGCCAAAGCTTTACGTAGCCAAATGCGCGATGCCGTTGATGAAGCATCTGGCATTGAAGCCCCTGCGCCGCGTGAGCAGGGCAATGCAAAAGTTACAAAAGTAACGCCCATACTTAAGACACAGTTCCAAGGACAAACACGTTCCACAGAACAGCAGTTTGAAGCCGCGCTCAATAGAGCTTCTGAAGAAGACACTACGCAACTTGAGTTGCTACAAAAGTATTTTAAAAACCTATCGCCTGAAAGCCAAGACCTTGTGCTTGAGCAAGTACGCCGTGTAGAGAACGGTCTTGCGTTGGAGATGCCGCGTCAGTTGGAGGAAGATCTTAAAAACATGCGCGGTGCCGTTGCCGATGAGGGTGCGCAAAATGAGTTGTTCCCCGGTGCGTCTGAGAAAGGCGTGACCAGAACAACAAGCAAACGCTTTATGAATTTCCTTGATAGCGGTGAAGTTAATAAGCTTCGCGCATCTATTGCAGAAGACAACAGACAAGTTGAGTTCCAAGCCAAGCGTGCGGCCACGATTGCAAGAAAGATTGAAGAAGAACAAAAACGGATTGACGCGTACAACAAAAAGCTTGAGGAGTCCAAGAAAAACCCTGTTGAAGCGGCGCGTGCAACGCTGACTAAAATTACCGCTGAAGATTCTGCTGTTACAACAGCTATAAAAATAGCCAATAATATTAGAAAACAACGCATGTCCGCTCGTCAAAGAATTGGAAACATGGTTTCTGATCTTGAGACAGCTTATTTTCAGGCTAAGAAAAAGCTAGAAGAACTAGAGGATGGCTTGGACTATGTGTCCAAAGAATTGTTGTTGCACCCGTATACTAAAAAAATTCGTGCCGGTTTTGAATTTATTATTAAAGACATTGAAAAGCACAAAAAGATTTTTAATAGTATTGAGAAAGCTCTTGAGCAAGCGCGTGCCACACAGAAAAAAGTTCTTGAAGAACAAGCAGGCAACACTATTGACAAGGCGTTAATAAACGAAGGCGATAAGGCCGAACGTAAATTAGAAGCCGCAAAAGAAGCTGTTAGAAAAGCTCAGAACGAAGAAACAGTTGCTAAGAACAAAGCGGAGGCTGCGCGTGAAGCGGCGGGTATGCCCGCTAAAGAACCCGGTACTCCGACTATTGCCACTATATTGGAACGTACGCCCGGCAGCAATAAAACCATTGTTATTCGTGATACGTTAAATTTTTCGGTACAAAATACGGTTAATGGTTTGCGTGGAGCCATTGGCAAATACGAAAATGCGTATGAAAAAGCACGTATTGCTGGTGATAAAGCAGGAATGGAAGCCGCGGCCAAAGCTGTGGAAAATTCGTACAACAAAATATACAACGCATTAGACAACGCACCACAGAAAATTACGAGTACTGACGAATTTTATCGTAAAGAACAAGAAGCAATGGAAGAGTTTGATGAAGCACAACGTGCGACATTAGAAGCAACCATGAAACAAATGTACGAAGAGTCAGGCATTCGTCCTTTAAGACTATCCACTCGCAAAGTAGAAGGCGTAGTCAAAACTAAAACAGGGCGTATACAGACGGCTATTAAAGAACCAAATGTTGCTGAACAAGAAAGACAATTTAAACTTGAAAAAGCCGAAGGCAAAGTTACGCCTCTTGAACAGATTGCCGTAAAGAAAGTTGAACTTGCTGCCGCACAAAAACAAATTGATTACATTGCCAACAACCCATCTGCAACCGCAGAAGGCCGTAAGAAACAAGCTACAGCCAAAAAAGAAGCTGTTGCTAAACGCAATGATGCAAAAGAAGAGCTTAGAAAATTAACTATTGAACAACAAGCGTATGTAAGAGATGCTAAGCTCAACAAAGAAGCGGCTAAAGCCACGTTCAAAGAAGAACGCAAGATATTAAAGAATGCAGAGAAAGCACCTGAAAGTCAATTACAAGACGATTTAATTGACGATGCGTTGAACAATGATTTTGATCCAATGCGAGTGCCGCCTTTTAAACCTAGCAGACCTATTGCTGTAAAAACATTAATTAACTATCCACCAATAAAAAGAAAAGAGCCAGCACTTAAACCTACACCTAAACCCGCACCTACACCTGAACAATTGCGGTCAATGACTAAAGAAGCTGTTGAAAACGCAGGCGCGCGTAAATTTAATACAACGATAGCAAAAGATCATCCGTTGCATGGTTTGACTTTTGAAGAAGCCGCCCGTTATGGTGCACAAAAAACAACGTCTCCAATGGTTAGGCAATTGTTTAATGCGTTGGCTGAAGTGTTTTCTAAAGCCCCCATAATGGATGGTAGCGGTCGTGTTTACATGACTGACGATTATCTTGTAGACGGTAAAATGCGTGCGTCGGGGATTTATACCACGTCTCTTGACGTTGTTTATGTAAATAGTAATTCAGCGCAAGTTAATAAAGTTTTATTGCATGAGTTGACTCATGCTGCAACTGTTCGCGCTATGAACTTGCAGCCTGAGTTGATGAAACAAATGGATGCTTTGCGTCTTAAAGTTGTAGATTGGTTAGCTACGCCAGAAGGCAGAACATACTTTAGAAATCATAGCATGGTCTTGGGCGCTAAGAAGCCTTCTGATATTTACGGTTTAACCAACGCCAAAGAATTTGTTGCAGAGTTGTTTGCCAACAGAGAATTTCAAAAACTGTTGACTGAAATTCCTTCAGACAAACCACGTAAGAGTATTTTTACTAGATTTGTTGAAGCGCTTTCTCAATTCTTTAATATGCCCGCTAAAGCGGCGCAGTCTTTGTTTGCTGAAACCGTGGCGTTGACAGAAGAAGTGCTTAACGTGACACGCGAACAAATATATGAAGGCAAGGCGGGGCCGTTGGTTTTCCAAGCTGACGAAGACCTTGAAAAAGGCATTGGGTTTTCTCGCGGTAGTACAGATAATCCCAGTACTGTTTCTATAGTTAATCAAGAATTAAAAAAACACTTTACTGATCTAGGCCGTATTAAAATCTATTCTTCTGTTAATGCCCTATTACAAAGCAACCCTCAATATAAAGACCGCATTCCTTCAAACACACGCGGTTTTGTAGATACTGCGGGTAACAAAGTTTTTTTAATTGCAGAAAATATTAATCAAGGACAAGCGTTAGGTGTTTTACTGCACGAAGTAGGCGCTCACGTTGGGTTAAAGAACATACTTGGCAAAGAACAGTATGACACGCTCAGTAGCACTATTGAATCTTGGGCAAAAAGAAACGACAACTCTGTAGAGTCTCGCATTGCTAAAGAAGCTATAGCACGGGTAGACGAAGCTAACACCCCAGCAAGTCAAAGATCTGATGAAATCTTGGCGTATGCTGTTGAAGAAGCGGTTAAGGCGGGCGTTACCCCTAACAAAATCAAAGGTGTGTTGGGTGAGTGGCTAAGTAAAATTGCAGATAGTTTTCGTAAACTATTGCAAAAGTTTGGTATGCGCCCTGAAAGCCTTGACGCACAAGGCTTGGTTGACATGGCGTTTGGTGCGGCACAAATGGAAATGCAACCTACGCCAAGCGGTATGAGTCGCCGTGCTTTTTTACGTGGGGCAGTAGCCGCGGTTGGTGGAATGCAGTTACCCGCAGTTAACATGGGTATGTCGCTTGACGCTAAAGCAAAACTGTTTAACGCAACACTAAATGCCGCTGACTCATGGTTTAGCACTGCGATAGGCATGGCTAAAACTCCGGCTTTACGAAACATAGTAAAACAATATTCTTTTGATATAGATAACGATGTATTTGCTGAAGCGTTGTACAACGCGGATTCCGATATAGAAGGTAAAGAAAGCCTGTACTCGCATCTACATTGGGAAAGTTACGGCAACGGGGATTCTACTGAATCTTTAATAGATTTGTTAAAAAGCAAACCTGACGCAGTTGAAAAATTACAAGCGGCTGTTTTAAATGTGCGTTCACAGCTTGTTGCTACAATAGATAAACTACCCAAAAAAGAAAACGGAGAAATTGCAGAAAATGAATTGCCTGAAGTAGGAGAATTATTATTTTCTGTAAAACCTAAATATGTTTCAGCAGAACTTGCCGCGGCGGGGCATATTGCTGACCAGTTTGTTGCCAAACAAAAGAATATCAAGCAACGCGTTCAAGCCGCCTCCGGCGGGTGGCTCGGCCTAGAGACACAATTTGTGGATCGTTTTGCTGGGTTTGAAAAGCTATCTAAACTGATGGAACCTTTGCGTGGTTCACAAATGATGTTCTATTTGCGCATGTACGATCAGCGCATGAACTTTGTAGCACAGTCTGTTGCTAGGGGTGCACCTCAGATAGTTGAGAAAATCCGTGCTGATGGCAAAAAAGAATACTTGATTGAAGCCACTGAGGGCGATAGCCTAAAAGGAGTCGTGGAGACTTTGAAAGAAGCCACGCCTTTGGTTGGCAATGGAGAAGCTGTAAACAGATTATTTACATTGTACATGTCGGCTGTTCGCGTTAAAGATAAAGGCATTGGTTCTCTAAACTTTAATGGCCGAGTGACAGAAGCTGATTTGGCCGCCGCAGTTAAAGCCGTGGAAAATACCCCCGGTCTTAAAAAGATTTTTGAAGCCGCCCGCCATGAATACAACGGGTATAACAAAAACCTTATCAACTTCTTGGTACAAACTGGCGCTATATCTAAAGAGCACGCCGCTAATTTGTTAAAAGAAAACGATTACATTCCTTGGTATCGTCAACGCAACGGCGTAGCTGAGTTGGTTATTGGTAGCGAAACACCCGTGCGCATTGGTAGCATTGCTGAGCAACCCTACTTGCAAGAGTTGGTTGGCGGTGATGAACCTATCCTAGACTTTATGACAAGCTCGGTGCAAAACACCAACATGCTTGCGGACATGGGCTTACGCAACTTAGCCACAAAGAACGCTGTGTTTGAATTGGCCAACATGGGCTTGGCTAAAATTGGCGGGGGCAGATCAACGTCCGGCCCTGATGTGGTTAAGTTTAAAGACAACGGCCAAGACAAGTATGCGCTTATTGACACCGATCAAGTAGGCATTCCTGCTGACATATTGGTCAAAGGCATGGAAGGTATCCCAACACAGATGCCCGCCATGATGCGTTTGCTTGCCGCTCCCGCACAGTTGTTGCGTAAAGCCGTGACACTATCGCCTCTATACGCGGCAAAGCAGTTGTTCCGTGACTCAGTTGCCGCACCTTTATTGGCCGGTGCTGACTTTACCCCTGTGATGGGAGCAATAAGAGAGATCGGCAGTCCAACAAAAGAAATACTTGAAAAGCGTGGTATTACAGGCGGTCAAATCTTTACGGGTACAAGCGAAGACTTGACCAAGATTCTTAAAGACATCACTGCCGGTAGATCAAACTGGTCACAACTTATTGCCAAAGCCGAAGCAATTAACATGGAAGCCGATGCCGCTACACGCCGCGCACAATACAACAGCTACATTAAGCAAGGTCTTTCTGAAATGGAAGCCACGCTAATGTCGCTTGAGTCTATGAACTTTAACAAGCGCGGAGCATCACCTAGCGTGCATTGGATGAACGCTATGATTCCTTTCTTTAACGCGCAGATTCAATCCATGAACGTGTTGTACAAAGCGTTGACAGGAAAGCTTCCGTTCAATGAACGCTTAAAGATTCAAGAGAAATTGTTGACACGAGGTTTGATGGTTGCGGCGGGTACTCTGGCCTACGCAAACATGATGCAAGATGACGAGGCGTACAAGAATGCCACGCCAGAACAAAAGTACGGCAACTGGTTTATTCGTATCCCCGGCGTAGACGAACCTATTCGTTTGCCAATTCCTTTTGAGATTGGTTACATCTTTAAGGCTTTGCCCGAGGCGTTGTACAACACCATGAAGAACAAGCACGGCGGAGAAGAAGCTGTGAAAGCGTTTGAACAAATCTTGTTGCAGACCATCCCCGGCGGTACGTCTTACGGTATTCCCCAAGCACTGCGTCCAGCTATTGAAGCAGGATTGGGCAAGTCGTTCTATACAGGTAGAGATACTCTTACGCCCCATGAGGCCGCGCTAATGCCCGAATATCAGTTTAGAGCCAATACAACTGAGGTATCTAAATTGATTGGCAAAGTAGCGGGTGTTTCTCCAATTAAGTTGGACGAGTTGATTCGTGGTTATACCGGCACGATGGGTTTGGCTTTTGCACAAGCGGTCAGCATGGGCGTACCAACGGGGGAATCACCAGAGAAAGCGTATAAGCGTTTGTCTGAGACGCCTGTTGTTGGCGGTCTGTTCCAACCCAATGATGCGGGCGGGATTATTACAAGCGTTTACGACAAGCTAGCGGACTTGAAAAAGCTTGAGACTACTGTGGATGATCTCATTACCAAAGGTGAGAAAGCCGAGGCCATGCGCTTGGTTCAAACCCGTAGCAATGATTACATGATGGCATCTATGTCTGACTATTACACATCCACCATGCGTGACTTGACTGCGTACGAGAATGCAATACGCTCAACCAGCATGTCAGGAGAAGATAAGCGTTCTAAGTTGGATGAGGTTCGTCAGATGAAGATTCGGTTCGCAAATACGATGCGGGAAAATCTCGATAAAACCACACGCCAATCCGCCCTTCCTTGATCCCGAACCGAGCGTGAGACTTGATGCGATGGCGAACTGAGGCGCGTAGCCCCAGTTCCCTCGTCTTTTCTAAGTCAAGGCTTGGAATAAAGAAGCCCTCACCCTTCTTTAGGAGTGTCCAAGGATATTGTATTACCATCAAACACTTCTTCTTTAAAGCTAATGTGCATCACGTTCACGCGCATCAGTGGGCCATTGGTCTTGGACAACATGTCTTTCTTGATGTAGGTCACGCTAAACAAGGACTCCATCTGCGACTTGAACTCGTCGTAGCCAAAGCTCATGCTCACGCAATGTTTCTTCAACATCCCTTCCTCAATAAAGAACTCGCGGTAGCCCGGACGCATAAGCCCATGCTCCACCCGCCCAAGAACTTTAGACCTTGTGATCGACTTATCGACCACGCCATCCTCCCCCCATGAGGCCAGTAGGCGGCCATCTGCCTTCTTGATGACCACGAAGTTGCCGTAGTTGTCGCTGATGTAGGTGTTCAATACGTCTTCAGCAGTGCGCACACTACCTAAGATAACCGCACGGCCTTTCTCAACCAAACCTTTCAAGGCGTTGATGACTTTATTGATCTCCACGTCAAGGATATTGGCGTATTCTTTCCGCAAAAGGACGGCAGCCGCTACGATAACTGTGCATCCCGCGTGCCAATAACGCTCGTCATCGGTAAAGTTCAAGGCTTTCTTAAGATGTTTGTGTATCTTTTGAACGACCTCATCTGCTGTCTTTTGATTCCTGACCAACCAACGAACCCATGCTTCACCTGCTACGCCGTAATTACGTTTAATCTCCAACAGGATGGCGCGTTCCTCTTTAGTCCACTCTAGTTTGACGTGAGGCGTCCACTCCAACATCCTCAGAAGCTCACCATTTGAGCTATGCTTGCGGGCTCCGGCCATGTAATCGGTCAGCTTTTCATTGGAGGTCATGGTACAGGTTGTCCTCCAAACGCTGTTGTTCACGCGTTCTTTGTTTGCCCCCGCCTCCATCCTTTCCTTACCCTGACCCTCCGCAAAGTCAAAGATAAAGGTAGGTGCCCACTCCATATTGTTTCGTTGCGTACTGGTGATCTCGTCAATCAAAAGGGGCATACTGTTTAAAAGCCCCGCCCTTTGTTGCAGAGTTACGAGTGACGTACTCTTGCCTGTCCTGTATCTCAACGGGTGACCCCACACTCCGGCTTTAGCGCTTAGGACTAGGGACTTTCCCGTGCCTGACCACCTTGACCCGATGTGCCACACAAAACCTTCGTATTCTGTAAAACGCATTAGGGGAGATCCAAATGAATCTAAACAGATAGCGAGGGCCGTCTCCATGTTCGGTTTGTCGATGAATATTGTTTTCCATAATTGTTGCCAAACACCAAGGTCACCCTCCGGTGTTGTGTGTTTGTTAATATTTTCAAGGCCGGGCATAGGGACTCGCGTCTCACGACCATCTTTAGTGAACACCCTCTTGTTGTAGACAAACGAGTTGTCATCTTGCCAACCACACTGGAACGGAACTACGATAGGCTCTTTGGTTGTTGAAGCTTGGCGTGCGCAAGCACTAACATATTCATACAAAACTTTGTCGTAGCCCCCAAACGAAGACAAGACGTTCTCGGCGGCCAACCACTTTAAAGTCTCGACACTGCTGACAATCGACTTTTGTGGGAAGTTAAGAGTCTTCACGCCTTGGGGTTTACATGCGGCCATGTGTATTAAATGCTCAGTTTCAGTCTTTAACAAGTCAACCACAAAAAAGTCGTACTCAAGAATTTGAATGTTCTTCTTTGTCTTTTTGCCTGTGGTTTCGTCTTCTTCGGATCGAGTGCAGTAGACACCACCGTGTTCGCCATAACTATATCCTCGCGGGGGTTCAGGACGTGTAACGCTAGGCGCTAAGGGCAAGCTTTCTTCTTCTTCGGGTTCATAAGACTCTTCAACGTCAAGTTCTGTCTCATCAAATTCCACCATTTGTACGGGCGTCAACGGTATCTCTTTGGCGGTGTTGTCGGTCTTGATTTCTCTGCCCAGTATCAATGGGTTCGTAATCTTGCCCCAGTGCGGGCACTTCTCGCATATGCCGGGGTTCTCGCTGTCCATCTTGATACAAGCGTATGGGCCTTTGATCTCGTTGAGTTTTTGGTACATCCGATCATGCGGGTATGGGTGCATATCCGAGAGCCATATTGCTTTATCATCGCCGTCCTCGCACACCTTGGCCCAAGATAAAAGACCACGCCATATAGGTTCCTTGCCGTCTTCTTGAGCCGTAGCAATGTAGTCTTGGACTTGACCGCATTGGTTCTCGAAGTTGCCAAAGAGCGTATAGCTGTCTTGGATCAGTTTGATTTGGCTTGCCGTTTGCAAAGACTTGGGGCGTTGCCCCGCTATGTTTGTCGGTGTGGGTTTCGCAACGGGTGTGGGTGCGGGAGCCTCCACCTTGTCATAAATGATCTTGGAGAAGTCAGCTAAATTAAACAGGTCACCCTCTTGCAGTATCTTTACAGGACGAGGCAAGCGGTACTTCTTCTTAAAGTTCTGTGTCCCCGGCACACGCAGAATCCTAGCCGCGTCAGCAGTTACCGTCATGTCGATCTTGAAATGCTCTTGTGCTGCCAACCTTTTTAGATTCTCAGCAATAGGTTTCCAAATACCCACAGGGATGGCATCCGTCAACGGCCAGTAGCAATGTAGCCCACCACCCGAACTCACTATCCAAGGTGTGCCTAGCGCATCGAAACCCGTACTCTTCATAAAGGTATCTAGCGCCAAGCCCGCCTCTTTCTTGCTTGAGTAGCCATCCAAATCAATAAAGAACGACTTGATGTACTGAGCATCGTCTGCGCCGCGTGACTCCCCGAAGGTAGCTACAGCGAAGAAAATGTCGTACTTATAGTTGTTCCAATCGTTGATGTATGGCGCAAGCTCCTCTATCGTATCTGCATACGCATGTTGTTTTTGGTTCAGTTCCACCACGCAGTATTTTCCCAAGCCCGCGGACGGTAGAACAACCGCTAGAAATTCAAGCGGAGTCATATGTATCCTTCAGGTTACGAGAAAAGTTCTTGCTGACGGGGGTCTTTGGGAGGGAACTCGTCTTTTGGGTGTAGCGCAGTAAAGCGTCTCAGCAATTCTTGTTGAAAACTAGGAGGCATTGAACCAAGAGCGTCTAGTTCTTGTGCGCTTATCCTGATAAGTTCTTCGTTGGTTAAGTGTCTAGGTTGAATGCCTTGCATGATTTCCTCCAAGCCTCGTCCGCAGTGGGCGACGTTTTTAATATGTTGATGAGAGACTGTACCGCAGGGCGGTACGCTACGAAGACTTCGCCACCATTGAACCAGTTGTAGACTGACTGACGCGAAGCGCCAGTTGCCTTGGCCACTTTGGTTACTGGGAAGTCAATATGTATCGCCCAACGCCCGAGTTGGTTACCCAACGTCTTAGGCGCGAGCTTTACACCTTCAATAATTTGAGGTGAGTATGCCATTACTCATCATCCCAATCATCAACCATATCAGACAATGCGGCCTTGGCTTTGGGTACTGCGCTAGGCTTCTTCTCTTCTTTGCGAACTACTGGCTCCTCGTCTTCCTCTGCTACGGGCGGTGCAACTTTCTTTGGCTTTGTACCGGCGATAGCCACAGGTGCTGGAGGTGCTACGTTATCTGTCTTGGCAACAGTAAACGTCACGGCTTTGACGGCTTCGTCGGTCTTACCCTTTTCAGTAGCAATAGGGAACTCGTCATCTGTTAACCAACGCATTGTCACAAAGAACAACTTAGGTGACTCAGACTTGGTATCAAACTTCATGCGCGTCACCACCTCAGATGGGTCGATGTTCTGCGCGGCCAACCAACGAGCGTAGGCTTGTAGTGGTCGCTTGTCTCCATCTTCTTTACCAAAGATCGAAGTCGCGGGCAATGTCAACTGCATCACGTCACCGCTAATGTCATTCGCCAGTACTACAGCAAGACGTTGTTGATAACGGCAAGCGCGACTGTTACCTTGACCAGAGCCCGCGATGTTCTTGGGACACTCGGAGCACTTCTCAGCTTGCCTGTTTACAGCATTGGCCTCGGGTGTCTCGCCATCGTTAGAGTAGCAGTCAGGGCCTGATACAGACTCAGCGTCGTAAGACTTCAAATAAAACACGCGTGCGATCTTAGGCGCGGCATTGACAATCACGACGTCCAGATGACGATCTTCGATGGATGCGATCTCTTTACCGCCATTGACCAAACGGAAAACGCCACCCTTGATAGAGATGCGTTTGCCACCGCCACCTAATGAGCCACCCGCAAGGGCTTTAGAGATGGGTGAGAGTTCTTTGCGGTTCTTTGCAAAGGCGGGTACTTGTGATGGGTTAAATAATTGTACGTTGCTCATTTTTTTCTCCTTAAACAATTTCACCAAATTTATAATACGTTCTGTAATCTTCGGGATCACACTTCTCTAAAGTAAAAGCTATCGTTGTTCCGGGGAACTCGGGGCCTTTGTAAATAAGTTTCACTTTAAATTCAAATTTATTCTCAAGCGTGTGCCATACAGCGACTGCTTCTTCTTCTGTTTTAAATCCTTCTCCTACAATAACAATAGGTGCTTTTTCTAACGGGTATGTATGCAACATGATCTTCTCCTAATTACTTAGTTGGTTTGCGAACGGAAATGGCGTACTCAGTATTTGAGTTTAAGCCGGGGGGTAAAAGGCCGGGGTTCTCTTCTAAAAACTTTGCCATGTTGCCTTGCGCAATGCGCTTTTCCAACAAGTCAATTGCATCATGCTCAAGCATGAATGTTTTAAACGAGTCCCAGTCTTGTGTGTTATAGCGTGTCTTGGTAGACAACACTACTGTGCCCTGATCTGTGCGAACAGAGCTCACGCCTAACGCCAACATCATATCCTTGAGCGCATTCTTTACTTGTTCTTGTTGGGCTTTTATTTGCTCAACTTCGTTCTCGTAAGCTTGCGTTAACTCTTGAACACGTGCGGACATCTTGCGGTAAACTTTAGCTAACTTATCCATAGACACGTTAGCTATTTCGTTTTTTGTTTCCTCCACTGGAGGGGCTTCATCATCAATTATCATCTTCTTCTCCTCTTTATTTTTTGTCTAAGGTTTAACATCATACAATAAAATTTTCAGCTTGCAACTCCTTTCTTAAATATTTTTTACTTCACTATCAAACATGCCAACGAGCAACGCGTGGTCAGAAACTTTCTCACCCATTGCCTTGAACAACTTCTTTTCTATTGGGCTTGACTCAATGTGTACCACAGTTACTTTGTCAGAGTCTTGCCCCTTTCTATCCGCACGCGCTATGCACTGCGTGTACATTTCTACACTCATCAATGGCCCAAAAAATACAACGGTGTCCGCGGCGGTTAGGGTAATCCCGTGTGCGGTTGCTTGAGGTTGTAGCACCAAGACTTTGATCTTGTCAGTCGTTTGAAAGTCGTTGATGATTTGCCCACGCTTGCTTGCCGTTACGTCACCATGAATAGTCCCAACAGAATGACCGTTCCCTACAAGATGCTTGATGATCGAGTCGATGCTTGACCTAAACATAGCAAAGATGATGACCTTGCGATCTGTTTCTTCTAGGATTTCGTCAAGTACGCTTAAGCGTGGGGAGGCATCAAACTCCACCACCTCTTTGTCATCGGTGTAAGCCGCTCCACAACTTATCTGTAAGAGTTTGCTAACCGCCACACCCGCATTGATTGCACTAATGACTTCCCCTGATGTACGAACCATCATCTGCTCTTTGAGGAGCTTGTAGTATTTGGCCTGTTGAGGCGTCATCGGCACCTCACGCGTCACCGTTATCACTGGGGGCAAGTCGAGGCACTGATCTTTGGTAAAGCGTATAGCAGGCTGTAGGGCTTCGTACACCATCTCTCTTGCCATAGGCTTGGGTGCATATTTAAACATGCTGATCTTGTTCATTACCTTATCGCGCCATGCTGTTTGAAACTTGGGTACACCGCTTGGGTTAACGAGTCTAGCCAAACCATACGCGTCTACAGGAGACTGTGATGCGGGCGTGCCCGTCATCATCCACAGATAAGTGTCAGGGTTCACAATAGATGCAAGCGCCTTCCACCGTCTCGTTGATGGGTTCTTGTATGCGTTGGCCTCATCCACAATCACGAGATCGAATCGCCCATCGTTCTTGATTTCGTTTGCTATCAAGTTGAGTCCATCGTAGTTTGCAATCACAATCTTATAGTCTTGCTGAATCATCTCAATGCGTCGGCTAGCTTGAGAATGGTGCGCAACAACGGCTGAGCGATGGATAACACTTCGATTGATGTCACCCATCCAAGCACTGTGCATGATGGACAAAGGGCACAGAACAAGAACACGCCTGACTTCATTGCGTTCCATTAAATAGTCCGCAGCCCACAGCGCTGACAATGTTTTGCCAGTGCCCGGATCGTTAAAACAGAACGCTCGGCGGTTCAT